CTATAGATTTGCGAGCCATTTTTTCCCGGATTTTGTGTTAAGCCACACCAAAAATCCACCACCTACAACAGCACTTATTGTATATACTAAACTTAACATGTCCATAATCCACTTTATTTTAAAATTGTATTTCCTATTCTAATAAAAATGATGGTAGAGATTCCACCTATAATAACCCTGTATATGTCAAGAGTTATATCTACATCAGGCTTCATGGAAACTATTCCACCTACAACAAGTCCGGCAAATGAAAGTTTTGCTAAATCAAAAAACAACCCGGCAAGTTTTTCCCGTCTTACCTTGTCCTTTTCCTTGACTTCTTTCTTTACTTCCTGTTGTTCACTCCAACTTCCCATTCAAATTAAGATTTATTGCAAATATACGAAAATCAAACAATAAACAATAACATAAACCATTTATTTAACACACTTCACCCTTCGGCAAATTGGCCAGCACCTCATCTATGAAAATTGATCGGTAGTGTGGGCATTCCAGCACTCCCTTTTGCTTCGCTTCCCGGTACACTTTGGAAAAGAGCTTTGCTTTCTCCTGGATTGTTGCTGGAATCTCTTCAATGGGCGTAGACAGAAATCGACATCCCCACCCTTTGCATGAAGGTGAAAGCCTACAGTGTTTTTGATTTTTCCACTGACACGAACAGTCATATATGCTTTGAACCATATATAATAAAACTCCAATATTCACATTGCAGCACTAACAATACATTTGCTAATGCTGCAATTATCTTTAATTAATCTTCTAGAACTTTTATCCTATTCCTTATGTTCGTACATATCGATCGCCTTAAAGAATTCATCCTCATAGTTATAAATATCATCAAGGCTTTCAATAACATGTTTCACATCTTTCTTGTTTTCGTCAATAAACTGAACTACTATACCTAGCCAAGCATAATCTAACATTTTCCAGAATAGTCATATTATAAATCCCCCTTTAATGCACTATCTTTGATTTCTGCTTTAATATTACAATCTTTCAATATCTTTTCAACCTTTTTCCGATCTTCATCAGTTGTTCCAGGTCCCATTGTTATTTCTAAATGCTCTAAAACTTTCTGCTTTAATGGAATATAAAGGGCTGTTCTACTCAGCTCCATTCCATTTCTATAAGCAGTACCAAGAGCCAACGGAAAGCTCAAAGGATGATTGCTCATTAAAGCCGGTTCAAACGGTTGTGCATGAATAATGAAACGGCTTTCATTCTGTAATCCCCATTCCCTTTTCTTATAAATGCCAATATTATCATGTTTAAACGCAACTCCTTGATCAAAGCATTTGATAGCTTCTTTATAATATAGCTCAATATTTTGTTCATATTTCACATCAACAAGACCGACTTTATTAATATAAGAACTGACTACAAAATTTTCAAAACAATATTCCCTATTATTATAAAATGATCTATTAACAGTTCCCACATCGTAAGTTTCAAACATATCCTCATCCAAACTTATCCTTACACCTTTATTCCCTTTCCCGTATCGATTCCATAAATCAATATTTTCCATTTCCGACTTAGTCCAACAACTCACAAAAGTATATTTACCTAATTTTATATTCGTATCATAAACCGTTGAGTCATATTTATATTCTGCTTTATCATCCACTTGATCCAAACGATTAAACTTTATACTTTTGTTCTTAAGAATCATTTCTAATGTTTCAATAGAAGTATAATGATGTATTTTCATCTTAAATTTAATTATAAGTTTATCCTATTTTATTTGATTTTTGCAAATTACATTTTTGACATAATAATTGAAGATTCTCCACTGTAGTCGCACCACCTTTGGAAAAGGGAATAATATGGTCAAGCTGCAGGTTTTCAGTAGAACCGCAATAAACACATTTTCCTCCATTCCTTCTCCAAACTACATCAACGACTTCTTTAGGTATAGGAGGTCGCTTATTTGCTTCCGGAAAGATTTCTCCCTCATCCATTAACTCTTGCAGTGCAGCCTTTTCTAAGTCTTGCTTTCGTTTCTTTGCAAGAAGCTTCTCTTTTATTTTATTTATTGCTCTCCTGTTTTCCAACTCATCAATCCATTTTTTATACTCCATAATACTAGATTCAGACGTATCAATATACAATAAATCAGATTCAGTATCAGAAAATAGCACTCCATGCATCTCCCATTCTTTAGCCATATAAGTCAAGACGCCTGAATATTCAGACTTTAGTGAAAAAGATTTTTGACCAATCGGCTTTAAAATGATGAAGTCTCCTGAGCTAATCAAGCATGTCTTATATCCTTCATATAAGATAGCGCGTATAGGAACATTTACATATATACATGTGCATTCTTCATCCGGAACAAAATGAAGATATTTCTTTCCGTTCAGATTTTTCCAGTTGAGCATATTTTTCTTATTTTGCCGACATACACATAAGTACTCGATATACGCCGTACACCTCTGACAAAGGAACGTCAAAGTCCGAGAATTTCGGGTCCGGGTTAACCGAATGGCATTTCACATAACCTTCCTTACCCTTGCATTCATGGAGTTCCTTTACTATAACCCCATTTGCAGTGTCCAAAACGTATGTTTTACCCCAGTCTATAAAAATATTGGGGTTTATCTTCTTTATCAAAATACGGGAACCTGAGGGGTATTCAGGTGCCATACTATCTCCATATACTGTAATGGCAAAGTCTACATCTTCAATGGGTGAAATTATAGCCTCACAATTTTGGAGCATTGCGCCTGGAGCCGCAAAACCCGTAAGCGTTCCTCCCATAGCTGACATGGGAAGAAGATATGTGGTGAAACCCTTTGTATATTCTATATCTTTCTTATCAAAAGATTCTTCATTTTCTTTTCTTCTAAGACTATTTAAGAACAGACTGTTTTTTTCACTATCTAACATATCTCCAACCCCTGTCAACAACCATGCAGTGTTCAACTCTGGATAAACAGACTTTATCTTATCTAAAGATGCGGTACGTATGCTATCACCCACATTATTCACGAACCCGGTAGACAATCCTACTTTTTTCTCGAACTTACCTTGACTAATTTTTAGATAAGCCAAAAATGATATTAATCTCTGCTTTGTTGTCATACTGATTTATTTTCTGTATATTTGCACTGAATTTTAAAACCTATATTGCTATGTTTAAACGAATCAAACTTTGGTATCACAGACGCTTATTCATGAGAATTTATTTCATTTATCTCAAACACAGCGACAAGCCTCAGGATGCCGTCAATGATGCTTACGAGGATCTTAAAGCGATTATCAAAGTCATGGAAGAAAAGCTCTAGCCCTAGTATTTCGTTCTTTCACTGGCTGCGTAGGGTAAATAACAGGTATTGAAAATTTAATTTTAGAGACATTCTCATTAACCTGTTTATTTTCCTCACTAACTGATTTTCCTCCAAATTTTCCACCAAAACGAACTCCTATTACAGAACCACTTACCTCTACCCCTCCTGTTTTTTCTCCATTGTTTAAATTCTCAGAAGATGCTGAAACAGCCACTTCAAAATCTATATAGGAAATCTTCAAATCCCCACTAACCGCTCTTACCTTTTCCTCTGCAGAACGATTGCTAGGTGATATGATTGCTCCATTTTTCAGTTCTTCTTGACATTCTTTCACTGCTTCTGTAACATCAAAAAGAACTGATTTTATAAAATCTTTCAATTCCATAAATGATAATTAAAGTTAATCACAGATTTATTTTCTGTAATTTTGTTTGTTACAGAAAATATTTCTGTATCTTTGCAACATCAAACAATAAACAACAGCACAAAGGAACGAAAAATAGTTCGGAAGTGCAAAAATATTGACTAACTAAAAAGAGGTAAGACAATGAAAAGATTCGATTTACGACAGATTATGAGAGATGCCCACAGAACTTACAAGTATGTAGGCAAGAAACAAGGCAAGACCTTCGGTGAAGTTCTGAAATCAACATGGAAACTGGCAAAACTGAATGTTACAATGCAGGAAGAGCTGGCAAGACAACAGGAAGAAAGAAATAACAAGGTGTTCACTCCGGTCAAAGCAGAAAAAGTCACTTTCAAAGCCGAATGGTCAGACTGCTACAACTCCAACAGCCGTGGATATTTAGGTTCCCAGTACTGCGGAGATTAATAAGGACATTAATCAGGATTATCCTGTCCGGTCTCGATACCGGGAACAATCCGTAAAAGGTATGGCAGGAACTACATGGAGTGATTGCCCTTAGCAATCCGTTCCAGAAAGCGATACTGGCGCTTACCCTCAATCCCAGCATAGAGGACGCGAGAACTAACGGTCGAAGCAAGCAGCCTGTAACAAGGTCGATGCAAGCAGCCGGGCGAAGTAAGGGCGATCATGCCCCGAACGGTTATGCAGTGAAGAACAGTAGCTGACAACTCCGGTGGGAAGACCAGAGAGAGGTTATCGGGGCACAAACTAATACACAATCAAATGAAAGCAATATCAATATTATGCGCAGTATCATACACGATACTCCTTATTACCATGTGCGATATGGGCGTATGGTTCTGGATAGCATCCACCGCCTTCGCGGTAACATCATTAGTGATAAGCAACGAACTTGACAATATTGAAAATCAAAAAAAATAAAGCTATGACAACAGTAGAAGAATTACAAAGCATGACACACGAAGACCTTGTAAGACGTGTGCAAGAACTGGAACAAGACCTTAAAGAAGTCAAGGAACAGAGCGACATGTGGCTCGATTCGTTCACCCGCCTACAGGCACGACACGAAAGCAGCATTAATGCTCTAGACAACATCGTTAAACTCGCTAAATTGAAGTAATATGGTAAAAGTAACAGAAAATTGGGCGGCCACATTGAGAGCGATGAAGGTAGGTGATATCGTTGTGTTCCCTGTGCGTGCGATATCTTCCGTCAACACAACCATTTCCAGACTAAGATTGGAGATGTGTGTAGAAAATGCCGATTGGAAACGAACAGGAGAGGTTGACCGCAAGCGCGGAGAGTTCAAAATCCAGCGTGTGTCATGATTACGCTATCAGAGCGCGAGCATCTTGTCGCCGAACAATATTGCAAGGGTTTGGCCGACAAGGAAGTAGCCGACAGTCTGCAACGCTCGGAATGGACCATCAAAGCACAGAAGCGGGATATATACAAAAAGCTGGGTATTTCCAAAGATACCGAGCTTGTATTATACATGTTCTGTGAGCGCATGAAGATCAACTTCGATATAAAAGAGATACGTAAACACGGGCTTGAGCTATTCTTCTCCATCCTGTTCCTTGTCATTGCCGCATTGGATTTTCATCCCGACATGAGACAATGCAGCAGAGCAAAGACAAGAACCACCCAAGTATCAAGAACAAGACGAACAAAAACAGATTCAGATTATGAACTATACAGTTAACAACCAACTACGGACATCCATCTTATTTGATGGAACGGCAGAAGCACGGCTAGCAGACATCCTAGCCATCATGGACACCCATACATTCGGTAAAAGAGAAGCGGCCAAAATAGTTGGAGGCATAGGAAGGCTTATCAGACTGATCGAAGAAAACAAAATACGTTCCGACAAGCCTACATGCGCACAAAACGGGAAATGGTTCTGCAATGCCAGTGATGTCCTGCGTTATGCACAGGTCAAAATGCCAAGGAAGCCTAGAAAATTAAAAAAGAAAGTGGCATAAGCCACACGGGTAATTAGCTTAATGGAAAAGCGGTATTCACTTTTTTCTTTACGTTCAGACGGTTTGTGATTGTTTTCAGGAGGAATACAGATACAGGTTCGAATCCTGTATTACCCACACCCAAAGAGAGGGAGCCGTACACCCTTATAAACGTAGCCATGTTAGAGACTTCAAGGCAGTGAAGCAGAGAGCAATTTGTTAGATAATAATTTAACCCAAAGCCGCTGGAAAGGACAGCGTGAGGTGAGAGCCCTCTTTATATGTTATATTCTATATCCTTATTTATCCCGGTGTGTCCTGGCCGACTATCCGGGAACTATTTTTTTTAACTCATTTATTAACCACTAAAAATTATTGATTATGGGACTTATCAAAAAACCTAACGAACTGACAGTTAAGAATGCCCTGTCGGCATTAATCTACGGACAACCTGGTATGGGAAAGACCACACTGGCGTTAAGCTCTCCCCAGCCACTACTCCTGGACTTTGACGGTGGCGTTCACCGTGTGAATGCAGCCCACCGTGTAGACACCGTACAAATTTCCAAATGGGAAGAGGTGGATGAAGTTCTTACGAGCGGAGAAATTGCCGAATACAAGACCATCGTTATTGATACGGCAGGAAAAATGTTATCCTTCATGGATAAATATATAATGAAAAACAATCCCAAAATGAAGAAAGCGGATGGCACACTGTCCCTGCAAGGATATGGAGTACGAAAGAATATGTTCATCAACTTCGTAAACCAAGTCACACTAATGGGTAAATCAGTAATATTCGTAGCCCATGAACGCGAGGAAAAGAACGGAGAAGACAAACAGATACGCCCGGAAATCGGAGGTTCTTCTGCCGGTGACCTGATTAAAGAACTTGATCTTGTAGGCTATATGGAAGCCATAGGTAAGGACAGAACCATCTCTTTTGATCCGTGCGAGAAATTCTACGGTAAGAATACCTGCAATCTTCCGGCACGCATAAAGATACCAGTTATCATTAATGCAGAAGGTACAATCACCGGACCGAACGACTTTATGACAAAGATTGTAAACACTTATCAGACCTATCAGGAAAAACAGGCAGAACTGTCCTCCGAATATGAAGGTCTTATGGAAGTTATCAAGGAACAGATAGCCATGGTAGCGGATGCGGACACGGCCAACGAAGTGAAACAATCACTGGAGAGCCTGCAGCATATCTTCGACAGCAAATTACAAGCAGGTATGCTACTGAATAAAAGATGCAAGGAATTAGGATTGAAATTCGACAAAGTCAAAAAAATATATGAAGCAGCCTAGTTATAGAATCTATCCCTCATTACTTGACAAATTCGACAAGTATCTGAGAGCTGATGAAGAAGTGGAAAACTTCTGGAACATTGATAATGAAACCGGAGAGTATAAACGCTCTCCGGAAGAAATCGAAGAGAGCCTGAAGCAAGACCTTCTGGATGCTATCAACCGTGTACCGTTTGAGAGTGAAGCAGCCGACAAGGGAACAGCCTTCAATGCTATCATTGACTGCTATGTCCATTGCGAAAATCACGTGCCGACAGAGCGTTCCCCCTACTCCATCATTGGCGATAAGGAAACCAATACCATACAAGTAGCTTTTCCAGCAACGGATATCGCACCTGCACGGCATTTCCTTTTTGACAGACAATGGTGTATAGAACAGGCAGAGTATTTCAAAGGCTCATTAAGTCAGGTCTATGTATCCGCCATTCTTCCTACCCAGTACGGAAATGTGGAGTTATACGGATTTATCGACGAACTCCGAAAGGATGTTGTTTATGACATAAAATCCACATCTAAATACGAGTTCGGCAAATACGCCCACGGGTGGCAGCGCCATGTCTACCCTTATTGCCTAATTGCTTCCGGTCAGATGGAAAGCATAAAGGCATTTGAGTTTACGGCTTATGCGCTGAAAGGCGGTACCAGCCGCACACCGCTTATCAGTGGTACGCAATATCCGGAATATTATACTTACAATCACGAACAGACAGTGAAACTGCTCACGGCACACGTAGAACATTTCATAGAGTTTTTGGAAGCTAATAGAGAATCTATCACGGACAAGAAGATTTTCGGACTGGAATAATGGCACAAGAAGCTATCCTTATAAAAGAAAAAGGTGTGGTAACACTGAACAAGTCCTTTGATTTCATGTGCTCGCAGCTCCGTAACGGTCGTTACAGGTTAATTATCGAACGTTACACAGAGCCGCGCACATTAAGTCAAAACGCCCTAATGTGGCTTTGGTTTACCTGTATCGAACAGGAAACAGGAACGGACAAACAGGACGTACACGATTATTACTGCAACCTATATCTACGAAGGACAACCATTATCAAAGGAAAAGAAACGGTCATAGCCGGAAGCACATCGAAACTGAACACACTGCAAATGACGGACTTTTTGAATAAGGTCAAAGCAGATGCAGCCACGGAACTGGGAATAACACTTCCCCTTCCGGAAGACCGTTATTATAACGAATTTGTCAACGAATATAAATATAGAAGATAATGAAGATCATAAAAGCTAAAATCACCAAGGACAGTACCTTGGTGGCCACCTACAAGGATGAGAATGGTACAACCACCGTAGAAGGCAAGAACCTGGTAACATCAGACCTTATCAATGCGTTCAGCAAGCTGAATCCCCACGCCGCTTTGCTTACAGAACAGAAAGAAGTGGACGGTATAGAATCAGTAGATGAAGTGCCTGATATCATAGGACAGGTGCTTGACGTTACAGGGTATTCCATTGGCGGAGATGGAGATAATGAAGGGGTTACTCTGATAGCCAAACGTTTTCTCAAAACAGGAAAAGTTCTGAACCTATGCGCTCCGTTCACCATGTTCAATAATGAGAATGAATCGTATATCAATGCCTTCGAGCTGGAGCAGGAAATCCAATCCTGTGAGTTCGAAGTCAAAGAGTATCTGTTCAACAAAAAATGGCGAATTGTACAACAGGAACTTCCGTTTGAGGAAGACACGGCGAACGCAGACGTACAACCGGACGCCATTCCAGAAGCCGGTACAGACTTCAATCAAGAGGTTGCGGAATTCCAGCAGGCTATGAATGATGCAGGGGTTGACATAATAATGAACGGAAAGAAAATTAAATCACGTAAACCACGTAAAGTCAAACAACTTGCATCATGATACCGCCATCCCCATTTTGCGTAACTACTACCCCCAACTGCTTCAAACTAGCCTTCCCATATCATCCAAGATTAGTGGAGCTAGTCAAACGGATTCCAAGTGTAAAACAGAATATCCGGGCAGCCTATATCGCTGACGAAAAAGCTTGGAAGGTATCTCTACAAGATAAGGAATACGTGAGGATGATGGCAGATTGGGCGGTACAGACAAAGATATGCAGCCGGGTACAGCACAAAGTGACAACAAGAGAGTATAATGACTATACTATTCCCGACCTTCCAAAACTTACGGTTCCACACGGATTGCTGTTGGAACCGTACGAATATCAGAAAGAAGGCATCGCTTATGCGCTACAGCACAAGCGGTGCATATTCGGGGACCAACCGGGACTGGGAAAGACATTACAGGCAATAGGCACGGTTACGATAGCAAAAGCGTATCCGTGCCTTGTCATTTGTCCGGCCGCATTGAAAATAAACTGGCAACGTGAATTTAAGAAATTTGCCGGAAAAAATGCCATGATTCTGGATGATCGCAATAAAGCCAGTTGGCACCGTTTCTTTGAGACTAAATGCTGCAACATATTCATAACAAATTATGAATCACTGAAAAAGTTTTTTGTACTTAAAGTAAAGGAGGATGCACGGTTTACCATGAAATCCATTGAGTTTGACCCGCGAATATCGTTATTCAAATCCGTAGTCATTGACGAATCACACAAGTGCAAATCCACCAAGACCCAGCAATCCAAGTTCGTAGAAGGAATATGTAAAGGCAAAGAATATATCTTGGAACTGACGGGAACCCCAGTAGTGAACAACAATACAGACCTTATACAACAACTCAAGATAATGGGACGATTAGAGGATTTCGGAGGATACAAGTGTTTCGTAGAGAGGTTCTGCGATGGACCTAAACAGTCAAGCAATGTGAAAGAACTGAACTGGAGGTTATCATCGACCTGCTTCTTCCGGCGCGAAAAGGCCAAGGTACTCACTCAGTTGCCGGACAAGTCACGCCAATATATAGAGGTGGACATATCCAATCGCAAAGAATACGACAAAGCGGAAGCCGACCTGATACAGTATCTCCGGACTTACAAGAATGCGGACGATGAAAAGGTGGCCAAGGCATTAAGAGGCGAGGTAATGGTGAAAATGGGAATATTGAAAGCCATATCAGCCAGGGGAAAAATCAAAGTCTTTTCCGAATTCATCCATGACGTGATTGACGGAGGTGAGAAACTGATAGTCTTTGCTTACCTGAAAGAAGTAGTACAGGAACTAAAGAAGATATTCCCTGAAGCTGTCACCGTTACAGGCGAAGACAATGCTACTCAAAAACAGACAGCGGTAGACCGCTTCCAAAACGACCCTTCTTGCAAGCTGATCATCCTTAACTACAAATCAGGAGGTACAGGTCTTACATTGACAGCTTCCAGCCGTGTGGCGTTTATCGAGTTCCCATGGACTTTCTCCGATTGTGAGCAGGCAGAAGACCGAGCGCATCGGAACGGACAGAAGAACAACGTAAACTGTTACTACTATCTTGGAAAGGATACTATCGACAAATATATGTATGATGTCATTCAGACCAAAAAAGGAATAGCCAACGGAGTGACAGGGACGGATGATGTGGTTAAGGAGAATGTGGTAGATATGGCAATGAACCTATTCAACGGAAGAATATGAGGAAACAGACAACACCATTATCAGAAAGCCAAATACAACATGATTGTTTGGTATGGTTCCGGTTACAATATCCCAAACTGGCTCGTATGCTTTTTGCAGTGCCCAACGGTGGCAAACGTGATGCCAAGACAGGAGCACGGATGAAGTATGAAGGAGCTGTGAGAGGTGTAGCAGACTTGATTTTGCTCATACCCAAAAAGGGATGGGCTTCCCTCTGTATAGAGATGAAGACACCGAAGGGTACACAGAGCGAGCACCAACGAACGTGGCAGACAGAAGCAGAGAGATACCAAAACAAGTATGTTATCTGCCATTCACTACAGGAGTTCATAAACGAAGTAAATTCTTACCTACAATGACTTATATAGATTACGTAAACCAATTTTGGAAGACACATCAAAGTGTAGCATTTTCCTCGAACGAAGTTTATTTGTACTTCTTCCTTTTGAACGAGTGCAATAGTCGGGGTTGGGAGAATCCGTTTGAGTGTCCCAACAGACGAATCGTCCTCGCAACCGGTATATCAGAACCAACCGTAATTGAAGTCAGGAACAGATTACAGCAAAAAGGTTTACTACAGTTTGAGTCAGGTAAGAAAAATGCGAAATCGCCCGTTTATTACTTAAATGATTTAAGTAAACCCTTAAGTAAACTCTTAAGTAATGACTTAAGTAAACCTTTAAGTAAAAAGGCTAACATTAATATAAGACTTAAGAGTAAAGATAATAATAACTCTAGCGAGTTATTTAAGCCCGAGCAGGAAAAACCTAAAAAGAAGCCTTCAAAACCAAAAAACGAATTTATAGCCCCTACCCTGGAACAGGTGAAAGATTACTTCCGTGACAAGCTCCCGGACTGGGAACAGCAGGCGGAGATATTCTTCTACCACTTCGATGCGCTAAGCTGGAAAAACACCAACGGGGCTAAAATTGAACGATGGGACAGCCGGGCTAACCTTTGGATAATCGAAAAAAGACTTCAAAATGGAAACAAGACTTCAAAAACAGATCACTGTGATAATGTCCCCAGGACAGATACCTCAATCCAGGAAAAAGCCGGAGACACTGACACCGCTCCAGCAGACCTTGAGAAATGGATCAACAGCCTCCCAATTGGTTGACAACTGGTCCGGCACGCAAGCCCAGCTGAATTGTAACCTGACATTAGCACAAGCAATCAGGATTGAGGGTATTCCCACCCTTGCGGACATCAATGTTGTCTTCGGCAACGCCACATCAGTCAGGATTATCACAGAGCACCTGCAATCAATCCTCCGATACGCAGGCATTGATATCGCACCTCAACAACTTGCCGAAACGGCGCTAAGCATATTGGCCAGCTATTATTTTCTCAATCTGGCCGATCTTTGCATATTCTTCACACAGCTTAAAAACGGGAGCCGTGGACAGTTCGTCTGGGGAAACAGGATAAACAACCAGTCCATTATGGTAGCCCTATCGGACTTTTGCAGGGATAGAAGAGACGAGCACGTCAAACTGTCCAATGAAACCGCCATGAAACAATCCCAAAAAGGTTTCACCCGGATAGAAGATGCAGCGTGCGCCATGATTGAGGGAGTAAAAAACATTCAGGAGCTCAAAAAAAAGGCTAAAAACGATTTCAGCGCCTTCACAGAACTTTTTCCTAACGTTCCCAATAACCATACTGCCTACACCTATTGGAAGGCATACGGGGGAAATGAGGATGCAATACGGGCTATATACGGAGATAATGCACCACCTCCCAATATAGCAAGCGACGATATAGGAAAATTCTTATGCGAGTATAACATCAGAATCAATCACAAATAAATATTATCAACCACTTCAAAATTAAGTAACCATGGCAAGTAATGAAAGTTTCAAACAAGCAATCAAAGACTATCTGGACAAACGGGCGGAAGAAGATTCACTGTTCGCCCCCAAATATGCGAATGAGAAGAAAAGTATTGATGAATGCTGTAGTTATATCATGGGTGAGGCCAGGAAGCGTGGTAACGCCATAGCGATTTCAGACGAGGAGGTCTACGGGATGGCAGTGCACTACTATGATGAGGACGATATCAAAATAAACCGGCTGCCTGCCGGAGAGAAAACGTCCGTATCATCCTCCGCCAAACCTGTGGAACTCACCGAAGAAGATAAGAAAGCGGCACGTGACAAAGCAATCGCACAGCTAGCGGAAGAACAATACCAGACACTCAGGAAGAAAAACGTCCGAAAGAAAGCGGATGATAATGTCCAACAAATGAGCCTGTTCTAATCATGAAACCGAGAACGAAACTTGAGAAACGTGTAACCGGACTAAGCGGTAAACTGTCCACCGTTACCGAAGTACAAAAAGAATGGGCGAAAGAACATATATTCACCCACGAAGCATATAGGTGCAAGGATGAGCTATGGTGTTCCGAGTGCGGCGGAACATGGATAGACACAAGCAATAGCGAGCTGGGAGCCACCCTGCTCGGTGATACAACCGAATGCCCGTACTGCCACCACAAACTGGACGTAAAGGTCAGCCGGAAACGAAAAGTCGAGGAAAAAAAGTACATGTCCATCTTACAGACCGCCGGAGAGTTCCAGATCATAAGACATATACTATGCTGCAAGTACGTCAGAAAAAGGAATTTTGATTTGAACAGCAGACAGGATTATATTCACTATACTTTCTTTGAAGTGGTTCAGGAATGGATCACCGTCGAGGGGAAACGCACCATCATGGCAAAACCGATGAATATGGGAAGCAGCGGATGGATATATTCGGAACCACTGAGCATAAAGGGTGAATACGGCAGTTACAGCTGGAATTATCGTGGAGACCTATATGCGATATGGGGATGGATATATCCAAGAAAGAAACTGATCCCGGAATTGAGAAAGCGGGGAATCGGGAAACGTTTCCCCGATGTACCCCCCTCAAAACTTGTACGAGACCTTCTGAAAGGTGGCAATGATGCGGAATTATGTATCAAGACCGGACAGACGGATATGTTAAAGCACATGTACAAAACGGGCTATTACCAACTCCGATATAAACCGTCCTTCAACATCTGCAACCGCAACCGTTATATAATCAGAGATGCAAGCATGTGGAATGACTATATAAGCCTGCTGTCCTATTTCCACAAGGATCTGCATAACGCCAAATACGTATGTCCCAAAAATTTAAAAGCCGAGCACGACAGATTACTAAGAAAGAAAAATGAAATTGAGGCAAGGCAAAGAAGGGAAAGGGACAGAATAAAGGCTATCCAAAAAGAAAAGCAGCTCAAGGAGGATATAGCATCATTCTACAACCGGATGGAAAGATTCTTCGGCATGGAAATCAAAGGCGACGGTATAACCATCCGTCCGCTTGAAAGCGTAACCCAGTTCTACAAGGAGGGCAAAGTCATGCACCATTGTGTATACGCCAACAGGTATTACAGACGCAGTGAATGTCTGATCATGACAGCCATAGCCGGAGAAAAACATGTGGAAACCATCGAAGTGAATCTTAAATCGTTTCAGATAGTACAGTCAAGAGCCGTATGCAACGGAACATCAGAGTATCATGACCGCATTATCCGGCTGGTGGAGAAGAACATGAGTTTAATCAAAAAAAGAATAGCATAATGAAAGATTATATAGAATTTTTAAAAGACAAGATGGCAATCAGCCATCAGACAGGATTTGAAGTTAAGGCTGATGAACTTACCCCGTACTTATATCCCCATGTGAAAGATACGGTACGTTGGGCTGTTTGCGGCGGTTGCAGGGCGATATTCTCCAGCTTCGGTATGCAGAAGACCGTAACCCAGTTGGAGATACTGCGGATAATCCTGAACCGCACAGGAGGCAAAGGGTTGATAGTTTGCCCCAAGCGTGTAGTAGTGGAGTTCCTGACACAGGCCGAAAAGCATCTGGGCATGAAAGTGACCTATGTACGTACTATGCAGGAGGTGAAGCAATGTCCGACCAATATCATGGTGACAAACTATGAGCGTGTCCGTGACGGCGAGGACGGAGTAAGAATAGAACCTTCTTACTTTACCGTTACCTCATTGGATGAAGCGAGCGTGTTACGTGGATTCGGAACCAAGACCTATCAGGAGTTTCTTCCTATGTTTGCAGAAGTTCCGTACAGGTTTGTTGCCACTGCCACACCGTCACCCAACAGATACAAGGAGCTGATACACTATGCCGGCTACCTTGGAGTGATGGATACCGGGCAGGCACTTACAAGGTTCTTCCAGCGTGACAGCACGAAGGCGAACAATCTTACCCTCTATCCCCACAAGGAGAAGGAATTCTGGTTATGGGTAAGTACATGGGCGTTGTTCCTCACCAAACCGTCTGATTTAGGTTATCCCGATACAGGATATGAGTTACCAGAGTTACGGGTACATGAAGAAGTCGTGAGTGTGGATAATTCCACTGCCGGAGCCGACCGTGACGGGCAGGTGAAAATGTTCCGTGAGGCTGCTCTCGGTCTGGCTGATGCTGCAAAGGAACGCCGGGACAACATGCAGGAAAAGATTGCCCGTGTGGTGGAGATAATCAATCGCCCGGAAAACAAGGATGACCATTTCCTTTTATGGCACGACTTGGAGGCTGAACGTGAGGCACTCTGCAAGGCAATTCCCGGATGTAAGGCTGTGTATGGCTCGCAAGATGATAAGGAAGCGGATAAGGTAATAGCAGATTTCAAGGACGGCCGTCTGAAGTATCTGGCCGCAAAACCGGAGATGCTGGGTGAGGGTCTGAACTTCCAGTACCACTGCCACAAGGCAATCATGTTCATCGACTACCGTTTTAATGACAAGTTCCAGGCGATAGCCCGTATCTACCGTTTCATGCAGCAGCATCCGGTTGACCTCTATCTGGTCTATGCAGAAAGTGAGGGAGAGATATACAAGAGTTTCATGCAGAAGTGGGCGCAACACCGCCAGATGGTAGCCAGAATGACCAATATAGTCCGCAAGAACGGTTTGTTCGGTTTACAGGCAGAGGAAAAGATGATGCGCTGGATGTTCGCCAGTCGGGAAGAGAAGTCCGGCAAACTGTGGAAAGCTATCAATAATGACAATGTACTTGAATGTCAGAAGATGGAAGATAATTCAGTAGACCTGATTGTAACCAGTATCCCGTTCTCCAACCACTACGAATATACGCCTACCTATAATGATTTCGGGCATAATGAAGACAACGGCAAGTTCTTTGAGCAGATGGACTATCTCACCCCGGAGCTTATGCGTATTTTAAAGCCCGGCCGGTTGGCCTGCATCCATGTAAAGGACCGTGTACTGTTCGGCAACGCTACGGGTGACGGTATGCCCACCATCGACCCGTTCAGCGAAATGACAGTGTTCCATTATCTGAAGCACGGGTTCCGCTACATGGGGCGTATTACAGTGGATACGGATGTGGTGAGGGAGAACAACCAGACTTATCGGCTTGGATATACAGAGATGTGCAAGGACGGTTCAAAGATGGGTATCGGTTGCCCGGAATATGTTCTTCTCTTCCGAAAGTTGCCTTCTGATACCTCACGAGCCTATGCTGATTTGCCGGTGACAAAGAATAAGAGTGAATACTCGCTTGCCCGTTGGCAGATAGATGCCCATGCAAGTTGGAAATCTTCTGGTAACTCTCTATTGAGCTATGAGGACATGAAAGGAGCCGGAATAGATAAGATACGCCATCTGTTCAGGAACTACGAACGTGAACATATATATAACTACGAGGAACATGTATCATTCGCTGAAGAATTGGAAATATACGGAAAGCTGCCTAAAACATTTATGGCCGTTGACCCTGTAAGCAAGAAAGATTGGATATGGGATGATGTCACCCGTATGCGCACGCTCAATACCAAGCAGTCACAGAAGAAACGGCAGAACCACATCTGCCCTTTACAGCTCGATATTGTTGAAAGACTGATTGAACGGTACTCAAACAAGGGTGAGTTGGTGTTTGACCCCTTCGGAGGTATCGGCACAGTACCTTATTGTGCCATCAGACTGAAACGTAAGGGATTATCTACTGAACTAAATTATGACTATTGGAAAGACAGTCTTTCATATCTGTATGAGGCGGAGATGGAAGTTAGCGCACCCACATTGTTTGATTTGATGGACAGTGCCGTATGAACATCTATCATACAGAACCTAGATTCGACTGCGAGAAATTCGCTCCATGCGGGCGCATCTCCCTGCACAAATGCCGGAAGTACAAAGGCAGACTGGATGAATGCAGGGGATGTACGCTTGTACACCGTAAAGCCAAGACGGTTGCCGGTACGGAAGCCGGAAGAAAGGTTTGTCCGCATTGCGGACGTTCCCTTCCGCTCCACCGGTTTTATAACAGGACTGTCAGATGTGGGGATAAGGAATACCGATGTCTCACCTCCTGGTGCAAGATGTGTATGAGTGAAGTCGCAGCGGAAAGAAATCGTAATAATTAATTTAAAAATCCAATGAAAAACGTAACGAAAATAGCCAAGAAGTCCGCAGGGCTTAGCCAAAAATGCTCGATTTGCCCACTTATGCAAAGATGCACTTTAGAAATCCATAGAGCCTGTTTTGACAGCTTTGTAGAGGGTTTCAAGAAAGGGGCCAGAGCTGCTGAAAAAGAAATAAACAAGAAATTCAAATCGAGATAGAAATGAACAAGAAAGAGCAGCAAGCAATAGACTTCCTTCGCAGTATGGAACGTGACGATCTGCTATCACTCGGATTCTCAGGAGGTAAGGATAGTGTAGTTATACTTGACCTAGCTGAACGTGCAGGCATTAAGTATAATGCGATCTACGCTAACACCACAGTAGATCCACCGGGCACGATTAGCTTTATAAAGAGACACTATCCGCAAGTGAGGATAATACACCCTGAAAAGTCATTCTTTCAGTTAGTTGAAGAAAAAGGACTTCCTTCACGGCTCCGACGATTCTGTTGTGAAAGACTGAAAGAAAGATATGGTATCGGCAAACGTAGTATTGAAGGAATGAGAGCTGCCGAAAGTAGAAATCGAAAAGATTATGAGCCGGAGCAGTGTGATACAAGAAAATGGATGAAAGGCGCAAAGCATATTCTTCCTATCCTCACATGGACAGAAGAAGATGTTTGGAGCTATATTCGAAAATACGGATTACCATATTCAAAGTATTATGACGCTCCATATAATTTGAGCCGTCACGGTTGTGTCGGCTGTCCTCTCTGCAATTACAAGCAGATGCAATTAGAGTTTAAGATGTTTCCCGGTTATGCTCAAAGAATGATAATAGCCGTTGAAAGATATATGAACACTCACCCTAATGGGTTTCTTGCTCGCAACTTTGCAGACGGTTACGAAGCTTTCTATTACTATATAAACGAAATACCTATTGCGGATTTTCATGAGCAAAAGAAAGGGTTATTCAGATTTAGCGCAAGGGAAATTATTCGAAGAGAAATTTTAAATCAATTAACGTAATACGATATAGAAAGGAACTAATATGAAAAGTCAATTTATTCAAGACGTAGAGGCATTTGCTAAAGAAATGGCAGTACGCCTACCTAAGACTCATGAAGGTGGAATTATAATAATGGCTACCGATAACAATGACATAGCGAAGTGTATTATAGCCAGACCATCGCATCTAAAAGAATTAGTTGAGCACATGCTAACTGATGAAAAAATACAAAGCGATATTTTGGAAATCATATCAGAATACGATAGTGAATAACCCTCAAAACAGGAACAGAAATGAAAAAGACTTTTAAACAATGGGCTAAACAGGATAAAGATTTGGATGTTTTTTGTGCCCAGGTGATTATATTGACGAAAGGTTATACAACTACATAGCGGATATCATACCTCCTGCATATTGCTCAAGAGACCTTATGCAAAGATGCGATGCCATTAAAAATGAAGGCGATGTATTATATTACATCACAGTGTACAGAACCGATGATAATCAGTACTTATATCTCGGTGTTTTACCAGAATTTAAACAGATTAGAAAATAGTAATTATTGCATGGACATAATGATTCTATTCTGAGACAACCTATGAGTATCTGTTGAAACACATACAAAACATTTTTTTGTGTCGTTAGTACTCAAGTGCCCCACAGAATGATTATCTTTAAATAATATCCCTTCCCTGTTAGTATAAGCAGATAGAATCCTAATGGATATACTATTGATATCTAAGTCTTTAAAATCTGGTAATCGATAAGATATCGTTATGCTTTTTTGCCCTTTTTCAAAAAGGGTAAATGGAGTTATCCCATCACAAATGGATGCATGGTTTTCCTTACTATAATGTCCCAGACTATTTGTATCTAATAAAATAGATGCATTGGTGATAGTAGCAGTTTGATTTCCTATGTTTGTATAAAGAAGACAAACTTTTAATTCGTTATTTTCAATTAGAGCACCAGATATAGTTAAAGCAATCCCTTCCGTTTTCTTAAAATATTGTCTATAGCAATTATAGACAGTAACCGATACAGCGATGATAGATAAAAATAAAGATACAATATCCATAATTACGAGTTTTTGCAAACTTACTAATAAAAACTAACATTCTAATAATAAAATGCAAAAAAATAAGTGGAATAAAGAAGAAAGGAGAATAACCATGACCGAAGAACTTGTAACATTGGAAACAGCAAAGATGCTGAAAGAGAAAGGGTTTAATTGGAAGTGTGAACACACAATAAGTTGCGATAATATTATTAGAAGATACGACATTCCGCAAAGTATGTCATGTTGTACGGAAATAGATAACGAACCAGTTGAATTTTTGTGTCCAGTGTTGTATGTTGCCCAAAAGTGGCTTCGTGAAACTAAGAACCTGCATATCGAAATATCCTATATGTATGGAAATTATTGGATATATGATATACTAACAATTCCTAACCATGATTTAGTAGGATTGTCTGACAGACCTATTATCCGTTATAATACCTACGAGGAAGCACTTGAATCTGGATTACAGGAAGCATTAAAACTTATATGATTATGAAAACAATATTATTTACAATTATATTTATTATCGCCCTATTATGGGTTGGAGATCTCACAATTACATTTAAGCCGTTTTCTATATCACTTCCCGGTTGGTATAAGCCTGTAGGTATCATCCTGTTTGTGTTGGCAATGGCGGTATATAACATTGGAGAATACGCTAAAGGGTATAAGCATGGTTTCGATGATGGGATAAAAAAATGTGTTGAAATACTTAAAAAGAAAAATCCATGAGCAAACTATATAAAGTAACCATTTTCGGGGAATCATTCCTAATCGGGTGGTTCCCTTTTTCTTCACGCTGGTATAACAAGCTAAAGATAATCAAACAACACATAACAAAGTATTGACAAGCCGTGTCAGTACTTTGTTTTCCTCATTTTTCCCCTTAGCTCCCTTATTAAGTACCTTCGTTTCTGTAACGCAAAAAAAGCAATTATGGAAATTATTTACAGAAAACTAGAGGAACTGAAGAAACTGGAAAACAATCCAAGAACTATTTCGGATGAACAGCTGGACAAACTTAAAGAGTCAATCCGAAACAATCCGGATTATTTCGAAGCCCGACCGATCATCCTGTCAGACCGTACTGGCGAATTGATCATTATAGCCGGAAACCAAAGGTATGATGCCTGTATATCGCTAGGTATGCAACAAGTACCGACCGTTCTTATTCCCAACCTGACCGAGGAAAGGGAACGTGAGCTAATCATCCGTGATAACGTTAACAACGGACAATGGGACATAACCAAGTTGTTTGACTGGGATTGTAACGAGTTGCTTAATTGGGGTATGGAAGGCATCAGCTTTCCTGATCCGACAGATTTTTCAGAAGATATAGAAGACAGTCATAATGTACTCAAGAACGCAAACTATGAAGCCGGAGCTCATATCAAATATTTAGTATTTGAGGGGTATAAGATTCCAGTCAGTGAAAGCGAACTGGAAGCACTGAAAGCACGGGCTTCTGAATATTTGGATGAGAACGGTGTAATGGTTGGTTTTGTTAATAATCTACTTGGCTTATGATGGAATACATAGACATATCAATATTGAACCCGGCAGAATATAACCCACGCCTGCTCACTAATGAAGCACAAGAAGATTTAAAAAAATCCATCAAGGAATTAGGCATTATCAAACCGATCATCATACGTCAATCGGATAAACGTATCATGGCAGGACACCAACGTACAAAGACAATGAAGCTGCTTGGGTATACCCATGTTCCAGCCTTTATTCTTGATGGTGTAAACTCCACCGATGAAGTAAGGTTCAACCAACTTCACAACTATGCGGAATGTGAGTTGTCGGAAATCCAACCAGAAATCAATGTAAGTCTTCCTAAAGGAACAGAAGGATTTTATACTGTATCCAACAAAGATATCTCCATTCTTTCCAAAGGAGGAAACAACTCACGTGTTGTTGACCTTACGAAAATGATTCTCCGTTACGGCCAGTTTGCAAATGCCGTATGTGACCATACCGGGAAAGTGATCATCTCAACAGTATATGCCAAAACGGTAAAACTATTAGGTATGGACCTACTTGTATATGTCCTTCCAGAAGGGAAAGAAGAAATCGCGCTCAAATACTTCTCTAAGGAATATGGAGTGTTCGAGTATTCCCATCTGGAACGAAAGACCTATATACAGTCTTTTGCCCAAAAGGCACGGCTACGGCAAAAGAACGGGGTTCCAAGCAAGCGTAGCCATTCAACGTTGTATGAAACGCAGGTTATACCATACATCACCAAGGATATGCGCATACTCGATTTCGGTGCCGGACAAAAGGATTACGCAACCATACTGAAGAAAAAAGGCTATCTCATTGACGCCATTGAATTCTTCCACCGCAAAGATGGAGCGGACATCATTGATGAAAAGGAAATCAGGCAAGACTGTGCTTCCATATGCAAGACCTTGTCGGACTACGGGCTGTACGATGTGGTTGTGTGCGATAGCGTGTTAAACTCTGTGAACTCAGAAGAGGATGAAAAGAATGTCTTACTTTCGTTATCAGCATTATGCAAGCCCGGAGGAATGATATTCTGGTCTGGCATTCCGCTGCTGTTCGCCCAGAAATCATCTGAACGCAAGGAAACACACGACCATCGTTCTAAAGCCGTATTTCTTGACGCAAAGAACTTCACAGCCAACTTCCGTTTTGGTGAATGGTACTTCCAGCATTATCATTCCACAGCTGACATCGTCAGATTAAACACAGCTTACATCGGAAAGGATTTTAACATATTCGATAAAGGAATGAAGATAAGCCCAGAAAAAGAGTTAAGAGGTTCGTCATTTCAAATAGCATCAACCAACGGAAGGAGCGCAAGTAAGAGTGATTATCTGAAAGCGTTGCAATATGAATTCACACTTCATCTTCCCAATAATCGCAAATGGGATCTGGACAAAGAAATTATACCAATCTTTAAAACACTATAAACAATGGCAGCACCTAAAGGAAATCAGTTTTGGATGTTACGCAGCAAGCATGGCAGGGATAAACTCTTCGCCACGCCTGAAGCGTTATGGGAGGCGGCGTGCGAATATTTCCAATGGTGTGATGAAAACCCATGGACAACAAGAAAGGCTATACAACGTACCATGCCTGTTAGACGCAAAAAAGGTAAAAGAACAGAAACTGTTAATGAACAGCAAACACAACAAGAAGTTTCACCTACACAGCGCCCCTACTCTCTCACCGGATTATGTATCTATCTAGGTACTTCATCACGTTGGTGGAGTAGCTTCAGAAGTGAATGCATGAAAAAAAATGATGAAGATTTTTTGCACGTCATCGCGCGGGTGGAAGAAACCATCGAGACTCAACAATTTGAAGGAGCCTGTGTTGGCGCTTTCAATGCAAACATTATAGCCCGAAAGCTAGGGTTGTCCGACAAACAGGAAGTGGATCATACAACACAAGGCAAACCCTTCAACGGATTTGACTTTCTTCCCTATACTCCCGAAGCTGACAAATTGAAGTGATATGGAGCAAAAGGTTAACTTAAAACAGCGATTGGCATACAATTTTCTTCGTGACAGCAAAACGAAATTTTTATTGTATGGTGGTGCCGGAGGTGGTGGTAAATCATGGCTAGGCTGTGAATGGCTGATGCAATGTGCCTACTATCTTCCCGGTACTCGCTGGTTTGTTGGCCGAAATAATTTGAAGGATAGCCGTGAGTCCGTTACCGTGACCTTCAATAAGGTAGCATCTTCTCACAGCTTCACGGCATACAAGACAACAAATGAAGGGATAGCCTTCGACAACGGAAGTGAAATCGTTTATATTGACTTGACGTATTATCCGGTGAAAGATCCGATGTATGAACGATTGGGGTCTAAGGAATATACAGGAGGATGGATAGAGGAAGCTGGTGAAGTGCACTACCTTGCCTTCGAAGTCTTGAAAACCCGTATCGGCCGCCACATGAACGATGTATATCATGTACCCGGAAAGATACTTATCACCTGCAACCCAAAGAAAAACTGGCTATACCGTGAATTCTACAAGCCCTGGAAAGAAGACAAATTACAAGCTCCTTATGCTTTTATCCAAGCTTTGGTGCAGGATAATCCTTGGGCAACAGAAGACTACATCGAAAGTCTTCGGAACACAAAAGACCGGGTAACAAAGGAACGCCTATATTTCGGCAATTGGGAGTATGATAATGACCCGACTGCCCTGTGTAACTACGACGCTATCTGTGACTTGTTCACGAATGAGTTCATTGCTCCTGCAGGTGAATCTACCGGTTCTGCAGACCTTGCAATGAAGGGACGAGACAGATTTATCGCCGGTCATTGGAAAGGGAATGTGTGTTTTATCAAACTGGATCAGGAATACAGTACTGGAAAATCCATTGAAACAGACCTGAAGCGGATGATGATAGAATGCTCTATTCCTCGTAGTAAGATGATTGCGGACTCTGACGGATTGGGGAACTATCTTGAAAGCTATCTGAACGGTATCAAGGAGTTTCATGGAGGAGCACGACCTATTAATCCTGAATTTGACAATTTGAAATCAGAGTGTGCCTTCAAACTGGCTGAGATGATTAACAATCGATTGCTTCGTATCGTATGCACGGAAGCACAGCGGGAACGGATCATTGAAGAATTGTCAGTTCTCAAACAAGCACATATTGATGCAGACACACGGAAGAAAGGAATAATCAGCAAAGAAAAAATGAAAGAAATATTAGGTCATTCCACAGATTACCTTGATATGCTGATAATGGCAATGATATTCCGCATCAAACCAACACCCAAACGACCAAAAGCAAAAATAGGAAAGATATGACAGTAAAAGAATTTTTGACAATAAGCAGCATTGCCATCGAACCTGAGGTTATCAGGACCAAGTTGGATGAACTGAGAAAACCTTATCAACTAGGGCAGTATAAGACACCAAATACCCTAAACGACATAAATATGGGAGAACTGATGCAACTGCAATCCATCGAAACAGAACACGATATCTTGTTCGTTCCCTGTACTGTACTGATGGGGCTGAGTAAACGTTATATATCCCAACTTCCAGCTAGCGATGTACTGGGATTCGTACAATGGGTGGCCAAAGAAGTTGAACGAATAAATAAACTATTCGCGTCGACTAATGTACCACCCACACCCGAAGAGAAGCAAGCAGGATCCGAATTGCTAAATTTTGGACCTTTCGGCATGATTGATTACTATGCGCAGCGCATGGGTATCACTGATCATGCAGAAGTAGACAGCGTGCCATGGGTCAGAGTATATAAATGTCTTGACATGGACGCCAAAAGAGTAAGATTCGAACGTAGATTAAGAAACATATTAAGTAAGAAGAAATGACGGTAGAGCAAAAAATTAAAAAGATAGTAGACTCCATGGAGGGTGTAAGTTACCTTTTTGACAACTGGCAAACAGCCAATATAAGACTGGACAAGATTAAATTGCCGGCAGTGCTTAATCTCCTTCCTGTAAGCGGAACTTTTAATCTAGGCAGACAGCAGTTAAGAGACTGCCCTAACTGTATGATGGCATTCATGGATAAAACCAAGTTCGATTTTGATGGCACAGAAAATGATGCAGTGATAGAAGGATGCAAGAATAAAGCCAAAGAATTCATATTGCTATTGAACAGGAGTGGGATGTTCAAAGAAATATCAGGAGATATCCCTTATTCTGTTTTCTATGACAAGCTGGATGTTAATGTAACCGGAATAGTTATCCAACTTAAGTTAGAAGAGATAATGGGTACTGTTATTTGCAACAAGAGCGTGAAAGAGATTGTATATGGCAGCAGAAACTAAAGCCGGAACCCTAAGGATAATAGGTGAAGAGCTGGAAGCGTTACGCAAGCGAATTATAGCCAACCATGAAGCAGCCGGACAAGTAGCCAGTGGAAGGACAAAGGGCAGTCTGAAAGTAGAAATGTCGGAGGACGGAGGCGTTTTGTGGGGCAGGCAGGCATTCGCGGTACTAGAAACCGGACGTGGGCCAGGGAAAGTTCCGAAAGGATTTTACAAGATTATCCGCCAATGGGTGGAAGATAAGGGTATACAAGTAAAGAAGCCCGATTCCTTCGCCTACCTTGTCGCTAGAAAGATAGCCAAGGAAGGAACGGAACTATACCGAAACAGAAAACACGAGGAAATCTATTCCCGTGATCTAGAAAATACCGTGGACAATATAGCCAGCAGGGTATCGGCTATATATGAAACAGAAGTTGAACATATAAATCTGAATTTCGACAATGAGAACACATACGATAGATAATACAACAATTGAATATCCTGACCAAATAGGATTCTGCTTTAATCCTGTGATAATAAATATCCTTGGCGGAAACTATCAATCTGTTACTGCAACGGTAACGGACACCACCACAGCCACATCAGACAGAGAGAACAGAGCGACGTTCGGTGGTTCCTGCTTCTTTGACCTATCATTCTATACGCAGAGCTATTTTGACGAATACAGAGAAGTCGATTACAAGTCAACTCACGCCGAAGATAGTAAGTTAGGACGTCTGTTTAGCATAGAGCTTGATATGTATAACGAATCAGGAACACTTGAAAACAGCTTCCAGTTCAACGTATTCATATTGTGGGGAGCCAGTAAGGTTGGAGAGCAGTATAATGGAAGCCGAGTGCTGACATGGTTCAAAAACTACCCATTCTCTGTAGGCTTATACTCTGCAACATCAGGGAATGTAAAAGTAACTATAGATGGTTCCGAAAGCTCCCCTATCGCATTATCAGGACAAAATGCATGGAATATCATTCTTGCTGGAATAGATGCTTCAGACAGGGTGGAATTTTATCTACCTGGAAGTAATACGGCAGCATCTGTTTTTGACCACACCTTTGATTTCACCTTCCGAGGGCTGCTCAATATGGCCACAAAGATCACTTGTAAGGTTGACAATTCAGACTGTGGAATATACTTGAGATGGATCAACCGCCATGGAATGTGGTGTTACTGGCTATTCATGCAAGGAGACGAGACTTCGCAGGTATCCAATGACGGAGAGTTCATCAGAAACAATATGCAGGATTACAGTTACAAGAACGGATACCATGGAGGTAGCGGACGAAAGCAAAGGAAAATGGAAGAAACGACACTTCCCGTATGCGCTCCATTAATAGACAGCATAACTTATGACTTCCTTTACCAAATGGCCACATCTCCTGTTGTTGATATGTTCATGGGCTATGATGATAACGGTAACGCCAGATGGATGGCCGTAAATGTGTCTGTGGGAAATTTCGTCAAACAGCGGGTATCACTGCAAGACTTTGAAGCGAACATTATATTACCTGAAACTAACGTGCAGAGCTTATGAGAAATGAATTATTATATGTCGGTGCCAACAACAAATTAGTAGATATGGACGACAGCACCAATATCACATTAAAATACAAGAATAATATATTCACCGATATAGGCAAAATTGTAAGTAACACAAGCTACACTATTAAACTTCCAAACACAGTGAGGAATCAGTCTGCATTTCTTCACGCAGACCTGCCATCCTGCCAATATTCCGTTGCTTCATTTTACCTTGACGCTAGATACATAAGAAACGGAGTAGAAATTATCAAAGGGGCAAAAATATACTTGATAGGCACGTCTGATGTGTTTGAAACCGCATTAATATGGGGAAACGCAACACAATTTTCAAGTATTGCCAATGAAGAAAAAAAACTGCAAGATTTAAAAGAACGTTGGCATTATGAAAGCCAAGGGAATGATCCATTTCCTGATTATTACATCGAATGGAATAGCGGAAAGAACGTAAGCCAATATGATAGTCATGGAGATTTCTTTTTCCCAAAAGTAAATTACAATATACGTTCAGCCGATAAAGATTTACCCTATCATCCGGCAGTTAAAGCAACATGGATTTTAGAACATATATCACTTGACAATGATGTGATATTCATTTTTCCAAGTGAACAGCAAGCAGTCTTGAACAAGCTGTTTATCCCATTGCTGACAAGAAATGACGGGTTGGAATTCTCTCAAAAGAATGAACTGTGGTTGAATGCAAAATATTACCTTAACCAAGGAACCGGGCCTATTGAACTTTACTTCGAAAATAAAGAATATTCATCATATTATGGAACGGTAAATAAAAGCTCGCTAAGCGAAGGCACATTCATTAGTGGAATAAAGACAAAAGGAAACTCCATAAAGCTCAATGCTTCAGGCAAAGTATCAATACATACTTTAACTTCTTTCTATCCCAGCAATGCAGCCATGATAGCTTATTATATTGAGAACGGAGAGAACAATGAAATATTCAACATAGGATATACGGATATAATAAGCAATGGAGGAAACTCTTACAATATTACGTTTGAGTTCGAAGGTGTAGAGTCTGACTCAGTAAACAAAGGTACAGATATCCGGTTTGGATTCACAAATATCGGATTTATTGCAGACGTATCAAACGGTGTAGATGGAATCATAAATCTAAGAATGGAAAACAGCCTTGTATCGCCCAAGCAACCAGACGAAAGTATTCTTAACGGGAATGGTCATTACCCCATTATACCAAATTTGCCAGATATGACACAGCTTGATTTTATTAAAGCAATATCTACCATGCTAGGCGTATTTACATATCCTATTGAAGGCACGAACATTATAAGATTTATGTCTGTCGATGATATCATAAAGAAAAAAGAACAAGCGTACAATTGGACTAGACGGGTAATAGCATCGTATATGGCCAACAAGCCTAAAGAAATGAAATTCACTATCGATGGCTTTGCACAAAGAAATATACTTAAATACAAAGACGATGATACGGTAAAAGGCAACTACAGTGGAGAAATTACTTGCTTGATCAGCTCATTAGAGAAGTCTAGAGAAATGGCAGAGTTGAAATTTGCAGGATGCGACATGAGAGGAATTACAGCATTCATACGATTGTACAAATATGACGGAGAGGGAAAGGCTGAACTGCAAAAAGTTCAACCAAGAATACTTCTCGAGGAAAACAATGGAGGTCTATCAAATGGAACCTTCACACAATTGTCGTTCACAGATATCATAAAAAGATTCTACACAAGCTTTCAAAATGCAGTGTATACCCCCAAAATCATTAAAGAAAAAATAGAAATAACAGAAAAAGACTTGAGAGACTTAGATATGACCACTCCAGCATATCTGGCCCAATATGGGAAATATTATGCAATTCTATCCGTTACAGCAGAAAATACAGGAATAGCAAATGTTGAATTATTACAATTAGACATCTAAAATTATGGCAGACAAAGTAGAAAAGATACTTGATATCAAAGTGAATTATAATGAGGCTATCAAAGCTATAGCCGAGTATCAGACAAAAATCGACAAAGCCAAAGAAGCAGAGGCGAAACTGAAGGAACAGTTAAAGGCTGGAGACATAAAAAGGCAGCAGTACAATGAAGAAATGGCGGCATCTAAAGCCTATATCAACGACTGTAATGATTCGATACGTATTATAACGAAAACAATGCAAAATCAGCTCAAGCAGGAGAAGGCGCAAGAGAACAGCCTAGTTTCTCTTCGTGCCCAACTGTCAAATCTAACGGCTGAATACGATGCTTTATCCGAAGCGGAACGGAATGCGGCTACAGGCATTAAGTTACGGGATAAAATTAATGAGGTTACTGATGCTCTGAAGGACGCTGAAGAAGAGACACAGCGGTATTACCGAAATGTTGGCAATTACAAGAAAGCTATAATGGAAGCCGCCAATGCCAATATCCCGTTCGTGCAACAGATAAATGTAATGGTGACCTCTTTGGGCGGAGTAAAAAATTACATAAGTAATGTAAATCAAAAATTGATTACTGTTGCAAAAACCACGACAGGACTAACAAGAGTAGTCAAACTACTTGGAACCGCCATGCTAGGACTTGGAATAGGTGCTCTTTTGGTTGTACTGGCTTCTCTTGTATCATGGTTCACCAAAACACAGAAGGGCGTGGAAGCAGCCAATAAGATAATGGGTGCTCTTGGTGCCACTGTAAATGTCTTAATAGACCGGGCAGGCAAGTTGGGAAGTGCTTTAGTGAATCTGTTTACCGGGAACTTCAAACAGGCGGGGAATGATGCCAAATCCATATTCGCTGGTATTGGTGATGAAATAGTCAATGAAACCAAACAGGCGTGGAAGCTGGCAGAAGTCTTGAATGAGATAGACAAGAGGGAAGTCATGCTGTCCATGTCACGTGCCGCTAACCGAGCTGAAATTGAGAAGCTGAAAAAAGCTGCAGATGACCAGACCCTGTCCACACAGGAACGTATCAAAGCTGCGGAAAAAGCTGCAGCAATGGAAAAAGAGGACTTAAAAATCCAAACAGACTTAGCGAAAGCAAGAATTGCCAATATGCTCGGATATACTAAAGTAACAAAGGAAGCCCTTAAGACCATTGAGGACATGCAAAAAGGAGCAATTACAGCAGATGAAGCTATTGGAAAAATCGGTATATCGGAAAGCACTATTGATGACCTTAGGAAATTAAGCGAAGAAGTAAACAGATTAAGTGAATTGGAAGAAAGCAGTTACACCCGTCAGACAGAGCAGCAAAATACCCTAAACTCTATCCGCCAGGAAGGTGCAGACAAAGCAAAGGAAGCAAAGCAAACAGAACTGGAAGCAGTAAGGGCAGCAGAAGATGCTATGCTTGCCTTGGTGAAAGACAAGAGAGAACAAGCACGGAAAGAGATTGAATTGAACTATTCCCGGCAGATTGAGGATTTGCAAATCAGTTTAAAGCAAGAAGAGAACCTTACCGCCAAGGCTCGTGAAGCCATCAACGCCAAAATAAAGGCTTTGGAACAACAAAAATCTATGGAGCTTAGCAAGCTGTCCGATGAGGAGCTGAAAAAAGAACTGGAGAACCGTTTAAAAATGATATCCCTGCAATTGGAATCGGTCAAGGAAGGCAGCGAACAGGAATACCAGTTAAAGATACAACAATTACAAGCACAACAAGAGGCAGAACTTACCAGCACAGAACAGACCGAAGAAATGAAACTGGCCATTAAAGCAAAGTACAATACCAAGATAGACGAACTGGCAACAGCTCATGAGCAGAATATTATCAACAAGCAAAAGGAAGCCATGCGCATACGCTTTGAAACGGAAATCGCACAAGCATATGATAACGAAGAGGAAATTCTTCGTATAAGGATGGAACAAAAGAAAGCCGAGCTCGATAGCCTGCAGCAAATGGAAGGTGAAAGTATAGAAGCATTCAATCTTCGCAAGCTGGAAGTACAGAATGCTTATCTGGAATCCAAAAAAGGACTGAGCGATAAGGAGATTGAAATAGAACAAGCTAAATATGAAGCAATGGAACAGGTGACAAATGGTCTTGTAGCTCTCACAGAACAAATTGGGGAGTCTGACAGAGGGTTTGCTATGGCAAGCAAAATGTTGGCTTTGGCAGAGATCGCCATCAATTCAGGTAAGGCGATCGCAAAAATGGTATCCGCTGAATCAGGGAAAGGTATTCTTGGTATAGCTACAATGGCATCAGGTATTGCAACAATCCTTTCTAACATTGCAAATGCTGTTAAGATAGTAAAAAGTGCTAAATTTGCAGAAGGTGGTTTGGTTACAGGACCGGGGACAGGAACGAGCGACAGTATTCCGGCACAATTGTCGAATGGAGAATCCGTTATAACTGCCAAAGCTACGTCCATGTTCGCCCCTATCCTATCATCCTTCAATATGATGGGTGGAGGTGTACCTATTAATGTAACAGCAACGAATAATCAAACTTTAGGCGAAGATATGCTGGCCAGAGCAGTCGCCAAAGGAATGATGATGGCTCCTGCCCCTGTCGTTTCTGTAGAAGAGTTTACCTCAGTTGCGAATAGAATTAAATACATAGAAGAAAGCGGTAGTTTATGAAAGCATACGAACTATTATATATAAACAGGAACACTCTTAGGATAATGTCTGAAATGTCATTGGATGCATCAGATATTAAATACCTGGAAATGTATAAAGACTACACCCGTCTTACGGCTGAAGGTCATAAAAAGGCATATATCATGCAGTACCTGGCAGATGAATACAGCATTTCAGAAAGGACCATCTATAGAGTCATTGACAGGTTGTCCGTTGACGTTTCAATTCAATAAGGGGGAAGATTATTCTTCCCCCTATTTTTTTACTGACAAAGCGTGTCAGTGCTATTATGTTCTGAAATTCTTATAGCCATATACCGTTTTTTACCTTTGCTTCAAAATAGATTATATATGGCGAAATTATACATCAACAAAGATATTGTTGCGGATAAAGACAAAATGGAAAATTGGTATCTAACTGGTGAAGATGGATTGTCTTTTCCCGATATTCAAAATTTCCTATCTTGGATAGATCCGAATGACCACGTTATTGATATTGAGATACATTCATGCGGTGGTGATGCCGTTGAAGGGTATGCCATTTATGACGCCTTACGTGCTTCAGGAAAGCAAATCAGCTGTACTGCAGTAGGACGATGTGCATCCATGGCAACCGTGATATTATTGGCCGCTGCAAAAGAAAGACGTTTTGCTTATCCACATGCAAAGTTTCTTATTCACAAGCCTTATATGGCTTCATACGATGGAGACCTTGATCTTGAAACCCTAGAATCAATAAAATCAAACTTGGAGAGTGAAAAAAACAAGATGCTAGCTTTGTATGTAGAACGCACAGGATCGGAAGCCTCAGTTATCGAAGCCCAAATGAATAAAGCCGGTTGGTTTGGTGGTGAAACAGCCAAACAATTAGGTTTTATCACGACCGTTCTTATGCCTACAACTGCCAAAGGGAGAACTTACACATTTAATAACAAAAAAATGAACAAAGAAAAAGAAGTAACAGTGAAGCAGACTATCATAGACAGGCTGCTGGCCAAATGCGGCTATCAAAAAATTGAAGACGTACAGGTCGTATCTATGGAATTGACAAATGCCGAAGGTAACACGCTTACCGTGGAAAGAGATGAAGGTGAACCCCAAGTAGGAGATACAGCAAGTCCCGATGGCGAACATGTCATGCCTGACGGAAAGACTATCATTGTGACAGATGGCGTTATTACAGAAATTAAAGATCCTGATGAATTGGAAGAGGATGAAGTGAAAGCTTTAAAAGCCCGTATAGAAGAGTTGGAAACTGAGAATGCTTCTCTAAAGACGAATGCCCGTACCATTGAGGACAACAAGATTCTGAACGCAGTCCGTATGGCCGGGGGCGAAAACTGGCTGGCAAAACATTGTAGTACTTATAAAGTGTCAGCTCGTACCCAAACGTTCAACAAGGGTATAAAAGGAGTAGAAGAAAATGAAACGCCTATTCAGAGAAAACTTCGTGAAGAAAGAGAAAAAAGAAACAACAAGTAATAAAAGGAGGGGAAATGCCTATTTTAGATTTTGACAAACTTACACCTGATAATCAGGCTGTAAAAGACTTGAAAGACCTTATTCAGTTAACAGTCTTTCAAAACGAGGACATGGAGCGTTTCATGACGTTTATGCCCAATGTGACTAACGGTAAAAAAGCTGGTTTTATCGGTGAAATGGAAGATGTCGGAGTAGCCGGCTCCGGATGCGACCCTGAATATAAAAAAGTGGCTATCGCTGCCGCCCAAAAGGAATGGGAAATCGGGGATTGGCAAATTCCTTTGGAAATGTGCTATACAGACTTGGAAAACACCATTGCCAAGTACTGCCTTAAAACGGGAACAAATATAGGAGACCTGACATCGACCGAATATATGGACGGTATTGTACTGCCGAAGCTGTCTGAAGCTATGATGAAAATGATGTGGCGTTTTACATGGTTTGGAGATAAATCAGCAGCGTCTGTCACTGGAGGTGGTCAAATCACTGACGGAGTAAACATCGAACTATTTAAAACATGTGACGGTTTTTTCAAACGTCTGTTTGCCATCTGTACCAACAATACCGGACAGCACATTGAAATTGCAGCCAACGCAGAAGAATCATATGCATTACAAAAATCAAAGATGAAAGAAACAGGCATTGCCACATCAATATTCGATGCGATGTTGCAAGATGCCGACAGCCGGATTTTCCAAAAAGACGGATGCGCAATTTTCGCCACCAAGTCAATGTGCGATGCTCTGACTCACGATATGAAAGAAAAGTACAAGGTAATCATGCCCTGGGAAGTTGTATTTGACGGTGTAGAGGTCAGCAAATACGATGGAACAACCATCGTTAAATGTTCCATTTGGGATAGATTTATTCAAGCCTATCAGAACAACAAAACCAAACTTAACTTACCGCATCGTGCTGTTTTATGTTCTCCTGAGAACTTGATGTATGGATGTGAGGGCACCGAACCGATGTCGGACTTGGATATTTGGTTTGATAAGAAAGCCCGCAAGAACTACATTTATTCAACAGGAAAATTAGGCTCCATGATTGGCGAAGATGAGTTGGTACAGGTAGCATACTAACGAAAAGAGCAAATATGGCAATATGTGATATAACAATCAAAAAGGACATCGCACCATCGTGCGATGATCCTATCGTTCCCGGGCTGGAACAGGAAGGTGTGATAATGAATCGCGCAGACGTGGATTTCGGTGCGGTTACATTCAACGCAACCCGTAAGAATGTGATCGAAACTCTTGCACTGAAAACAGGTAAAAAAGGTTACAAGGTACAGGTATTCGGTGCAACCCCCTTTACAGGTACCAATACAGCCTTGGCAACAGGAACCTATCGTAACACGTTCACTAACACAGTGAACATGGTTGTATTAGCAAATGACCCCGATGTATGCAATGACATTATTGATGGGCTTGCTAACGGTGATTTTGTCGTTGTATTGGAAAATAAAGCTAAAGGGTTAAATAAAACCGAGAATCCGGGAGATTCAGCTTTCCAGGTTTACGGTTACTACCAAGGTTTGAAAGCCGCAGAGATCGGCAATGACAAGTATTCCGAAGAAACGGAAGGGGGATGGAATATCTCTTTGCAAGAAACCAAGGTTCCCAAATCAGCATTATTCTTGTACAAAACATCTTACGATGCGACAAAAACGCTTGTTGAAACACTGACAAAACCAACTGAATAATTATGGAGTTAGAAGAAGTGGTTGATAAATTAAAGGAGCTAGGAGATCTTCCCTCCTACTCCTCTTCTGATAAATCGGAGATAGAAAGATTGTACAAGGAAGTATTAGGAAAAGAATTCACTAAGACATCATGTAACGACTGCTATCGCGATGCTGTAATCGAAATGACTGTTTACATCAAAAAGAATAACCGTATGAAAGAAAAATGTAATTATATATTAAAGAATGGTGTCCTGCTTCAACCGGAGTTCGGAAGCAATAAAATGTACACTAATGACAACCTCACTGATGAAGTTGCTGAAAAGTACCTTGCCAAAAATCCGAAAGGTGAAATTTATTTCGCCCATGTACCTACGGACTGGAAAGAACGTGTTAACAAATGTGGATACAATCAAAGCCTGCTTGATTCAATGGTAGAATCATTGCAAGACGGAGTTTCTGAAGAATCCGTGGCTGACACGTTGAAAGATTTCCAAATCAACGGCAAGAAAATCAGTAAAAAAGTTCTGAATCTGCATCTAAGCAAGGCCATTGAAATTGTGAACGCAATGAATGGAGAAGGCGAAGATAAAGTTGAATAAAAGAAATAAAGGACGAACGTAAACCTCGCGAATATGAGAGTAAGAGATCTAAAAAAGAAAAGCAGTAACCGCATTGATACAAGCTATTTACAAAATCTAGGAATTCAAGCCTACGGACAGGACAACCTATATCCGCAGACATTAAAGAATATCATTGCTGCAAGCTCTACTGCATCTGAATGCTCAGACCGTTTCGCTGACTTCATTGAAGGAAACGGATTCCGTGAGGTTGCTTTTTCCAAATATGTAGTCAATCGAAAAGGTGACACATTGGATGATGTGCACATGTTACTATGTAAAGACATGTCCGAACTCAATGGAATAGCAATCCATGTTAACTACAATGTTTTCTGTGAGATAGTGGAGATGCAGCACGTACCATTTGAAAATTGCCGTCTGACAGAAGAAGATGAAAACGGTTATGTGGCAAAAATAGCAGTACATCCAGACTGGAGCGGAAAGAAGACACGTAAAGGGAAAGCTCTGCAGGTCAAGAAAGAAAACATCGACTATATAGATGTTTTTAACCCTCAAAAAGATGTTATACTGGCTCAAATAGAAGCAGCCGGAGGCATTGAATACTACAAAGGTCAAATCCTATGGGTGTCAATGGCCGGGAAAAATACTTATCCTGTCGGGAAAGGTGACCGGGTGGCTACAGAAATGAGTACCGATGAAGGGCTGTCCAATGTCAAGTACAGAAATGTACGAAATAATTTCTTCCCTGGCGCTATGGTATTCACCAAAAAGGGATCGAACATAACCTTTGACGAAGAAGGCAACGAAGTGAAAGATACAGACGATGACGACAGTTTCTCAAATACACTCATCCAGTTGCAAGGTGATACGAATGCAGGAAAGATTATGGAAGTTACTTTAGAAAGCGATGAGGAAAAACCTGAAATAATAAATCTGAACTCACAAAATTACGACAAAGAATTTACCGTTACTGACGCAAGTGTGGTTGAACGTATTTATTCAGCTTATGGCCAAGAGCCATGGTATTGCATCCGTATTGGTAAAGTCGGATTCTCAGGCGATATTTTGGAAGATGCTTTCGAGTATTACAATTCTATCGTAAGCAAGCAACAACGCTTAATAGAGCGTACCTTTAGCCGTATATTCAGCTATTGGTATGAAGTAGTCAACCCCTCTAATGATTATAGTGTGGAACCATTAAAGTATGTACGAAATGCAGCAGTATCTAATAACAACAGATGAGGTATCGGCTTTGTCTCGCGGAATGTCTGTACATCTCGATCCTGACAAGATAGAAACCTACATCCGTGAGTCGGAGAATATCTACATCAAATCAGCGTTGGGAGACGAACTGTTCCTTGACGTGAAAAAAAATCCTGAAAAATACCAGCTACTGCTTGACGGAGGTACTTATGAAACTAAATGTAAAAAGAAGATAATCATCACTGGACTTCGCGTAGCTTTGGCTTATTATACCTATGCCTGTATTGTCAAAAATGGAGATGGGAATGTATCCCGTTTTGGCTTCGTGAACAAGGAAGGTGAATATAGCAGTCATACAGTATTCAAGGAAAAGATGATGGTGTATAGCGATGCATGTAGCATAGCTGACCGCTACCTGAAAGAATGCGTGCTTTACCTAAAAGAATGCGGTATGCCACTTTATAACGGTGAAGGGAAATTAAAATCTAATAGAACTGTTTTTCGTGTAATAGGAGAATGAGCGATTCTGTTGATATATTAAAGAAACTGGCTCTTCAAGTAAGAAACGCATCTACAGAAGGAGAGAATACAGCTGAAAGAATTGGGCGCATATTTATCGGGATTCTAGAAAACATGGATAATTCTGATATAGAAAAGCTCACCAAATACTTTTTGCGCAAAGACAAGGAGGATTCTACGAATTTCCTGCTATCCTTGCTAGGCGGAGTATTGATTAAGAATTATGCCAAGTTCGGTGACTTTATCCCCGGCGTTTCCGGAGGTTACATCGGTGAGGACGCCCGTGCCGAGCTGGAGGCTCTGGTCCTGCGCAGCTCTCTGAGTGTACCAGAACTTCGTTTCAACCGTCAGACCTATTTTGAAGGATATAATACTATAAGTCCCGGCGGAGGGCTGAAGATAAAAAGCTTTGTCGCCAATAGTGACGGCAGCTATACTGTCACCCCTGATCTGGAGGATGGTGTACCGCTGGGACAGAAGCCGGACGATATCCTCCTGGGCTTCTGGCATGACAAAAGCGTCACTACCAGTGACTTTATTGGTTTCAGAAAAATACAGTACCGTATCACTTCCGCAGATTACGACGAGAAGACATTCGTGATGGTTCCGCGTCCCGGATATGAGTTCGTTCCCCATAACGAGATGCGTCTCGGACAGACGGGGAACTTCACCGACAAGGAGCGTCAGACTTATATCATCATAGACGTGCGTGACGGTAACTGCTGCATCACCCTTGTTGACAATGCCAACACCTGGGACCCGGAGTCGGCACAGATGAAGAGCTGGTTCGGCAAGAAGAAGGGTATGACCATCAATGGGATCAACTGCGACAGGTTTTCGGCAGTATTGCAGGATATCATCATGACGGGGCTTATCTTTCAGGTGGATGAGATCACCGGACAGACAGTGCGTGTACCTCTGGATAAAGGTGAATGGGTTGCAGGTAAGTACGCCTACTATGACCGGGTGTCACATAACGGGGCTTTGTGGTTGTGTGTTGATGATAACGGAACGACAACAGAACCGTCAGATGATAATCCGGTATGGCTGAAACAAGTGGCCAAAGGTGACAAGGGTGATCCGGGCCTGTCTGTAATAGGTGGCGGTCATTGGGAATCCTCTAAGACCCCATACGAGGTCAATACCATGGTCACTTTGGCGGGCTGTGTTTTTATCTCCAAGGTGAAAACATCCAATCCTCCCATCAGGATCGCAAGGTTCAGGAACGGCAGTTATCGTCGCAAAAAGGATGGCGGTTATATCCTTGCCGGGAAGTCAGCCGACTGGACCGTGCATGAAGACTGGGAGATGCTTCTGGACGGGCGTGAGCTGAAAGGCGAAAGCATCACCTTCCTTGGTGAATTTGCATCCCATCCATCCAATCCCAAGGAGGGTAACAGCTACCGAAATACGGCTGACCATTGTACTTACATATACCGGAATGGTTTGTGGATGGTCATGGTCAAAGACGGAACTGACGGTAAGGACGGCAAAGGTTACGAGTGGATCTACACCCGTACCAACATCATCGGCCTTACCCCTGACAAGCCGGAATCGAAACAGCAGGATGATTATATACCGGAAGGCTGGACAGATGATTTTCTTGGCGTGGATGCCGACCATCAGGTGGAATGGGCGTGCAAACGTGTGAAGCGTGATGGAGTATGGAGTGAATGGAGCACTCCGGCCCCTGTGCACCGTTGGAGTAAGGACGGGGAGTCGAATGTCATGGCCGACCTTGACAATGAGATGGTGAGCGTCGCTCTTACCAGTACCGGCGTTACTACTTCCGCACAGTCATGGACTACCCATGTATCCATGTGGTACGGTACCGAGAAACTCACCCTTGAGACTTTAACAGTCAGCACGCCTGCCGGTTTCACGGCAAGCACAAGCAAGGCCACCGGAGCGGTGGCGATATCCGTCGCTGCCGGAAAGTCGGTTCCGGAACAGAATACGGTCACCATCACACTGGCTGCAATGAAGAACGGGCAGCTCTATACCCGTGAACTGACTTTCAAGATAACCGGTGTCCGTGGCGGGGCGGACGGTTCCGATGCGGTAATTTATAGCCTTGTCACTTCGGCCACGATGGTCAGCAAGAACAAGAACGGCGGTTACAGTGTAGCTTCGGTATCCTGTCGGCGTATGAAGACAGTCGGTGCGGTCACTACGGCCACAACGGACGGGGAGTTGAAGTACAGTCGTGACGGTGCGGCCGAGGTTCCCATCGGTGATGGTGTCGGGGTGGCTTCCGGTAATTTTACCAGTAGCTTGAAGTTCGTGTTCTACGTGAACGGTCAGGCGGTTGATGTCGAGACTGTTCCGATGGTTGTGGACGGCAGTGACGGAAAGGATGGTGAGAGCATCACAGCAGCCGGTCATTGGGAATCCGCCAATACTCCGTATGCCAAGAACAGTACAGTATCGTTTGCCGGAGGATCTTACTTAAGCAAGGTTGAAACCTCCAACCCTCCGATTAAAATCGCCAAGTTCAGAAACGGCAGACTCCGCAGGAAAAGAGACGGCGGATACATCCTCGCCGGCAGATCTGCGAACCGGACGGTACATGCGGACTGGCAGGAGATGGTTGCTCCCGTCGGACCGTCGGCATCCTACTGGCTGGACAGTCCTGTCAGCGTGATCAACTTCACTTCAACAGGCACGCCATCCCCGTCTGGATTCCTTGTCACTTGCAAACAGAATGTGGCAGGCAATGTAAGCACGTGCAGCACGCTTTATCTGGCTGCACGCAAATACAACGGAAGCTGGCTGGCTCATGTAGGTGCGACACTGAACAGCCAGATATCCGTACCTGCGACAGCCGGATACACCCAGTTTGCCGTCCGGGCTTATAAATCAGCTTCCGATGCTGCTGCTTGGAATGACAATTATGTGGCCGAAAAGGGTGTGGGTGTTGCAAATGATGGTGCCATAGGAGCAACAGGAGCTACGGGTGCGTTCCCTTATGACAGAGGAGTATGGGCGTCCGGACAGACATACGTATGGAATGCAAAACAGCGTGACAAGATCATTCACAAAATAGGTGAAGTTTATTACAATTTTCTTGTGCGCAACTATGGAAGTTCTGTATCAGCGGCTCCTACATCCGCTAACGGAGATCCCAACTGGGAAGCCATGCAGAAATACAAAAGTCTGGTAACCGACATATTCCTTGCTGATAAGGCGAACATAGCCGGTTTTATGTTCAAGTTGAACGGATACACATCGGACGGGGCACCTTACGGTATCATGCAGTCACAGGACAGCACTAACGGCCAGCCTAATCTGAGGATGGACACAAAGACCGGAGAGATTCTTTGTCAGAAAGCGAATATCACCGGAACTATCATAGCGACAAAGGGGACAATTGGTGGATTCAATATCGGTAATAATTTTATCGGCAGCACTAATATGTCGGCTGTGAATGTTGATAATTTGTTGCTGCAATACGACAAATTTGAAATGAAATATGAACGGTTTCAGTCAATAGACGGACATTTATATCAAGGCATTTTGGATACAGTAATTAGAAGTGGAAGTATAACTGTATCATCAACCGGGGATGTTTCAACAGCGGATGATACTCTGTATGTAAGATGTGGGAATTATATTTTTTCCGTTGGGCGAAACGGAATTCGCAAGTCAACGAATGGAGGAAGTACCTGGGTGGATTTATAACATTTAAAATATTAAAGTATGAGAATAAATTTTGCACAATTTCCTATTTACGACGGAATTAAGAAAGAAAAACTGATAGCCAACAACATCACTGAGGCCTACGGTGACTGGATATACAAGAACGTAGCGGGTTTGAAGGCGCATCTCCTTGCCGAGAAGATATTCAAATCTACTGCTGAAGGTGTAGAAATTGACGAAGAGGAGGTGGATATCATAAGACGCTCCACCTCCATGCTGCCCGGTTTGCTGGCTGATTCTTTGAATGATTATTTAGATAAAAAGGAGGAACAACATGAAAAAGGTATATTGTAACAACCTTCTAGCAAAGTTACTGCTTGCGTTCAGTTCTTGCCATACGATAACAATCGGTCCGTTTGTTTTAAGCAAGCGACCGGAAGAGAAAATCACTCAGAAAGTGAGAAACCATGAGTGTACCCACGCCCGTCAATGGGTTGAGATGGCAGTTGCCACCGGTACAGTTATTTGGATCTTACTGTTGTGTTTTGACCTTTCCGCCTGGTGGCTGGTACTGGCCGGGCTGGCATTCTATCTCTGGTATGGTGTGGAGTGGCTGGTCATGGCGGTACGGTTGAAGGATGCCGGCAGGGCGTATAAGGTGGTATCGTTTGAGAGGGAGGCATATTCCAACGAGGATGATCCGAATTATATTGAGAACAGTAATTATTTTGCATGGGTGAAGTATTTGTTTTAATTTTAAAATTTGCATTATGGATTTGAATAATATAGTTGGCTTTAAAGCTGTGGATAAAAACGGCAACGAACGACAGGTGACCGTCGATGAGATGACAGAATTAGTTTCCGCACGGATTGTTTCCGCTGCATCAGAAATATCAACATTTGCTGCCGCTGCGGCAACAGGAAATGACGTGTATGAGAATGAACTTCCGACAGTGACGGATGCCGCAAATGTAAGAGTTTTACAAAGTAGCGGAGATGCCGCACAAATGACGATGCAATCGCTTGCATCAAAACTGGGAGAACTTCTGCCTACTGCAAGTAATGAGAAGAAAGGATTAATGCCTATTGGACAGGCTCTAACCAATGAATTTGTTTTAAAGAGTGGTGAAGTATTACTATTATCTACTTCTGAAAATAGTGTTGTATATAATGTTGTCATTTGGCATCCATGGAGAGGAATGGCATCATATCAGATATTGATATGTCGTGATGATAAAAGAAAAATATATAAAGTTATAGCATTATCCAATTTATTATCACAGAAATTCTATGTTAAAATAGATGGCTACAATGTTATAAGTATGTATTTGAAAAATAATGATAGTGGTTCAATGAATATAAGAATACAACCAGTTACCAGTTTTAAAACTACTCCTGTGATTGCAACATTGCCGGAAGATGCAATTGAAGTCGCTGCTGAATAATAATTATACAATTCATGCTAAAAATCGAGAGCTGGGAGAACTGATAGGTACAGCTACGGCTAATAAGAATGGATTAATGAGTAAAATATTTGCAGTAACTGATATAGAAAGAGGAAAAGGTCTGATTATTGACTATAAAGCTGATTCTAATGGTTTATATACTTCTTCTTCGTTGATAGAAATATATGTCTATTCGGGAGCTAATACTGCATTTTATAGAGTGATGTCAATACCTACTGGATCTAAAAACATAGAAATAAAATATATGGGGATGCATTGGTGCGATTTTAAATATGCAAATAGTAAATTGTATGTGTTACCTAAGTCGGATGATTCTTCCATCTCGTATAAGGTATCATTAGTTAGAAGAACAAGACCGAATTTCTTAACAATAGACTTTTCTGATTTTTCCAATATTACAGGTGAAATAATTACACCTACACCTGATTAATCCACTTCTGGGAGAACTTCTGCAAAATGAAAACTATATAAGGATGGCAGAAGGTAGAGGATCTGCAACCTTATATAGGATTGATTTTACAAGGAATTTAAATTTGGTTGTTAAGATTGTTGGTGAAGGTAATTCGGAAGTAGTTGATGACTACTCTATTATCTGTATGCATGGCGGTGGTAATGGGTTATGTATTACGCATAATTCTGGACCGTCATCAATAAGAATGTATAGAGATAATGATTACAATTATTATGTTTACGTGAGTGGATGGGGATACGCTATAGCATATTTTGCCAACCGCATACCGATTTATAATGCCATTTCAGCAACTAAAGTAGATATAGATATTAGTACGCTCACACAGGTAGGAATTTAGACAAGATTTTCTGCCTGTTGGCGATCTGGGAGAACTTTTGCCACTTTCGACAAATACTAATAAGGGATTAACAAGGAGAACAGCATATTTTGATTTAATTCAAGGCAAATTATACAAGATAGCATATAAAGAGGAACTACATGTATATAAACCTGTAATATGCTTACTATATGTGCTAAGAAATGGAATATCGTCTTGCTATGTAGCTTCATTAAGTGGGTATCGTAATGGAGTTTCCCATTTTAAATTGATATGTGGAAATGATATCCAATTTAAGCTGTATCAAAAGTTGAATAGCACTAATTATTTTGACATCATGCTGGAATGCCCTGATAATTCAGCTGGCATTATGGAGATAAAAGCCATGGATGATTTAACGGTTATTGAAACGACAGAACCATTAAGTGATTGGCAACAAATAGCAACAGAATAATAGCATAAGTTGAGAGCTGGGAGAACTCATGAATAATTTGAAGCTGTTTCCATTTATGGGAATGGCAGATATATCTGAAGGTGGTGATGCTAATGAACTTGAGTCAGGATATTATATCAATGGTAATTTTCGCAAATTAACAAACTCTCCATTCTCTTCTGGATGGGGAGGTATTATTGTATTTAAAATCAATTATTACACTCTACAAATTGCATCAGATATGAATACTAAAATTTTTAAAGTAAGACAGAGATGGTATAATACTTGGGATGATTGGAAAACTGTTTCTTTGACATGATTTTCTTAAAAATCGAGAGCTGGGAGGACTGATTGGTGTTGCTACAGCCAAGAAAGATGGACTAATGCCTATGGAACAGTTCTTCGATAGAGATGTTAATCCCATTGAAGATTACAATACATTTACATGGAATGGGATTCGGAAAACAACTAAATCAACATCTAATTCTCCATTCGAAAGTGGTGATGGACAAAATGCTGTTATATTTATAGGGACAAATGATGTTCAAAAAATAGGGTTTCAAGCAACCTATTCGGGGCAATTGATTAAGATCAGGCTATATTGGGTCGGTAGTTGGGGTAAATGGCAAACTTTTTCTTTGACATGATTAAAAAACGGGTGGTCCGGTACAAGCCGGTGCCACCCGATCCTCCCGATCATTGTAATACTATTAAAGAATCAACATCTTTATCTGATTCCTCAAATTTGAAAACATGATTAGATCCTACAGATGTAACAGTCAATGGGTCTGACGGTCTAGTCGTCTTTACATAAATATTACCATTTTCTTCTCTATATGCATTAAAATGAACCTTTCCTAAAGGACCAGACAATCTTGTTAATTTTGCATTGCCCGCCCAGTTACCATCAATGGAATATAATCCGGTTGCTCCACTTGTTCTAATAAATACAAGTGTAGAATATCCATCCCAAGATTCTATTTTTATTAATTTGGTAGACGTGATGGATTGAGCAATTTTAATATAATTATTTTTGCTCATTAATCCGTTCTTTTCCGCATTAGCAACACCAATCAGTTCTCCCAGAAGCATATTATCAACTATTCATTGTATAGTTAATTCAATAGCATCATTTGGGATATCCCCTGTGCCTTGTTTAAATATATATCCAGAATGTAATGGTATTATATTAAAGTAGACTCCTGATCTCTTTACATATAACATCGATTCTTTGTACGTAAAAACTAGCCCACCTTCTATATCTGCTGATTTAAATAATCTATTAATAGTAAATGATGATGATGTTTTGCAGCAGCAAAATAAACCTGGAGCAACTGAAGGGGCACTTATCTGTAATAAAAAAGGTAATCCTTCCATAGGTACATGAACATAATAACTCCCTCCCGACAATAGAGGAAATGGGATAGAACATTTATCTATAGCGCCCATCAATCCATTACTTTTATTCGTTGCAAGCGGTATCAGTTCTCCCAGAAGGATTTGTATCAATGACTTTTGTATTACAATATTATTTTAAATGTTTGTTGGTCTATATATCGTTTATTCTGTTCTTTTTTTCATATAATGATTCTTTTTTAAATATTTGTTATAGCTTTGCTATGACAATTAATAATGTTTTTTTCATTTATTAATTTTTGAATGCCGTGAGGTATTTTAATTAATAAAAAGATTTGTGTATGGAATTGGGCAGGATTGGCGAATCCTGCCTTTTTGATACCGTACTTCAACTACATAATAATTTGGGCAAAACAAAATTTATATATAACTTTGTAGCATCTATATTGAATTAAACATTATTCTAAATCACTAAAAGAGTTTACTGATAAAAATGTCTAGATGCTATCGTTCATGATGAATAATGGCATCTTTTTTACAAATGTTTTTTTTCACAGACCATTTTTTTATAGATATTATACATCTTTACTTGCGAAAGTGGGGGTGTATTTTTTATTGGCTAAATTTTGCAGCTTGGAACAGAGGATGCATCTTTGCGGAAAAATGGATAAAATCAGATACCGTCTTGTATATAACCGCCAGAACACACTTAACAGGCAGGGCACGGCTCTTGTACAGGTTGAAGCCTATTTGAACCAAAGGAAAATCTACTTGAAGACCAATGTTTACCTCAAACCGGAATGCTGGAGCCGTGAGGGGGCACAAGTCATTAACCACCCCCAATCTAACGAACTCAACATAATGCTCTATGAATACATCCTGTATCTGCAAGGCATAGAGTTGGGGTATTGGAAGCGCGGAATACCTGCCACACTCTCACTACTGAAGGATGCTGTCAAGAAGAAAAGTGCCGTGAATATCAGCTTCTCCACTTTCGCCAAATCAGCCATTGACAATTCGGACAAGAAGCAGTCCACCAAGGACAACCTGCACTCGACACTGGCGGTCCTGCATGATTTCCGTTCCGGATTGGACTTCAAGGATCTTACCTATACATTCCTTCGTGATTTTGAGCAATACTTGAGAGAAAAGGGCAATGCGGTCAATACGATAGCCAAGCACATGAGACAGCTCCGTACCTTGGTCAATGAGGCAATCAACCAGGGATATATGCACGCGGATGCTTATCCGTTCAGAAAGTACAAAATCAAACAGGAGAAAGGCAGACATGAGTTTCTTACCCCGGACGAGCTGAAGAAGCTGGAAACGGTCGAGGTGGAAGAGGAATCCATGCGCCATGTGCTCGATGCCTTCCTGTTCTGCTGTTATACCGGATTGCGCTATTCTGACTTCTGCCAGCTCACACCTGAGAATTTCATTAGGATAAACGGCAAGCGGTGGCTGTACTTCAAATCCGTCAAGACAGGGGTGGAAATCCGTCTGCCGTTACATCTGCTGTTTGAAAGCAGGGCATTGGGCATTCTTGACCGCTATCCGGATATCGGAAGTTTTGCCGCTTTGCCTTGTAACTCGGAAGTGAATAAGCAGCTTCGAAAGCTGGCCGAGTTATGTGGTATCAAAAAGCGGATAACCTACCATGTGAGCCGTCATACCTGTGCCACCCTGCTGGTTCATCAGGGAGTGGCTATTACCACTGTGCAGAAACTGCTCGGACATACTTCCGTAAAGACCACACAGATTTATTCGGAGGTACTTTCCAGCACCATTGTGCGTGACTTGAAAAATGTTCAAAGGAAAAGGAAAAAAGTAAAGATGTTTCCCGATAAAGGCTTGAGAACATCTGATTTTATAGACAACCACCGGTAGATTTCATGAATCCTATTTGTTTTCTATTAATATTGTGACTCTTTAATTTCTTCGGATAATCGAAATATTGCTCCTGATTATTTTTTTCAATATGAATTGAATATGGAATAGTTTTCACTATCTTTGCAGTGTAACCAGGAGCTTGATGGCAATAAATATTGTCATCAGGCTCTTTTTTATTGTCATATCGTGGCAATGGATTTAAGTAATTCTGCAACAATGACGTAAGTAAATAGACATATCTTTGAAGTAGTATTATAATCAGATAAACAATAGACAGAATGGAATTAAACGACTGGTTGGCTATAATCGGGGCTTTCGGAGGATTGGAGGCTGTCCGTTGGGGTGTCACGTTCTGGGTGAACCGCAAGACGAACGCACGGAAAGAGGATGCGTCCGCCGATTCAATGGAGGATGAGAACGAGCGCAAGCAGGTTGACTGGCTGGAAGAACGTATCGCCCAGCGTGACGCCAAGATTGATGCGTTATACGTTGAGCTTCGTAATGAACAGTCTGATAAGCTGGCATGGATTCATAAGTGCCACGAGCTGGAACTGCAATTGAAAGATGCCGAACATAACCGTTGTGACAGGCCCGACAGCGAATGCGGCCGTCGTATTCCACCACGCAGGGCTACATTAATTAAAGATAAGGAGGAAAAGAAATGAAGTTTTTTACGATTGCGGAACTCTGCAAGTCAACAACTGCTGACCGCTTGGGTATCAATAACAGATGCAGACAGGAGCATGTGACTGCTCTGACTGCCTTGGTGGATAATGTGCTTGATCCGTTACGCACATGGTGGGGAAAGCCAATAACAGTAAACAGTGGCTATCGCTGTCTGGAACTTAATGCAGCTGTCAAGGGAAGCAAGACCTCGCAGCACATGAAGGGGGAAGCTGCTGATATTGACACTGGGGACAGACAGCAAAACAAGCTGTTATTTGAATATATCCGCAAGAACCTGCCCTATGATCAATTGATTGACGAGTCTAACTTCGCTTGGGTGCACGTCAGTTATCGGGCTGACGGGGATAACAGGATGCAAGTTCTTAAGTTGTAGACTATGTTGGTTAGAGTTATGAACTGGGTAAGCCGGCATATATTGCTGGCTCCTTTCATGTGTTTGTTCCTGTTGTTCGGATCATGTGGCAGCTCGCATAAGGCTGTCAAATCTGACACAGAAGTAATCAGGAAGGACAGTGCCAGTGAAACGGTCAACATCGTACACGGATCAAGCATCTCTTTGAGCGAACTCATTACCACTAATGGTAACTATGTGATTGATTTCCGTATCTATGATACCCGAAAACCGCCCGATAGCCTGACCGGGAAACCTCCGTTATTGGCGGACGGGCAAATAGAGGGAAATTTCAATCAGGCAAAAGACAAGAAATCGGTTATAAACGATACTATAAAACTCAATGCCGACAAGAAACGCTCTTCCGATATCCATGAGAAAGAGTACACTGAAATGATGAAGGATAAAAGAGAATCCAAATTGCTTGAACAAATAGTTCTGACATGTGTTAGTGGGGCAGTTCTTGTTGTTATCGTACTGGCGGTGGTCAGGCGACAACGTGGAAACGATTTCTTATAATAAGACTTTAAATTTATGATTAAGACTTCCCAGCTTGTGATAAGTCGGGAAGTTTTTTTATTTCCATGAACAATTCGGTTTTGCCTGTGTTTGTGTAACCGTACTGATTATTGTTGCGCTGTTGGCGAAAAAAACATTGGCGTAATAATGATTCCTCATAATAAAACTTGAAATTCATAAGTTGAATACTCTGGCTCGTGATGAGTCGGAGCTTTTTTATGGATAAATCCGACCAATATTATTCCGTTATCTTTAGAAGCAAGTAATTGTTATAATAGCAAAGAATATTTCCCGATGTTTGTACCATAACAAATAAATAGATAATTATGGAAACAAACATTTTATTTGCTACGATTATTTTTGGAATTATTTGCATTATGCATAGAATGATGAAAGATTGATTAAAAATAATTTGCATTTACAATAAGAGACTGATCCTTTTCAATTTTGGATCAGTCTCTTTGTTGACTATTAATCACAAACAGGACGAACTACTGCACCCTCCCAACGAAAGATACCTCCCATCATTGTTCCATATTTGTCATTATTGAATCCTAAATAATAAGCATTGGAAGATACATCGTCGTGTATTGATGCTGTCCAATACCAAGCTTTAGACCATCCACCTAATACATTCTCACCTTTATACTTAACAGCAGGAAGAAATATACTGTTTCCATTAGGACCGGTTATAAGCAGCCCTCCAACACCATGATATTCAATCCATTTCTGCTTACATTTTTTTAGTTCTGCACATTCATCATAAGTTGGCATACGCCAATTGCCTCCCCATCTTACATGTGCCACATCATAATTCGTTCCACTGATGTTATTGCCGATATTGACAAACTCCGCGTAATTCATACAATCTCCTCCTTTGCAATCAGGTAAAATATAATCTCCACTTTCATCTAAATCTTTCCAATAACTATAAGTTTTGTATTCATAGACCGATTTCTCTCCTGTTTCTCCCCAAGCATAATAACTACCGAAATCTTCAGGTTTGTTGGCTCCAATATTCCAACCTGCCCATTTAACACTAAGTCCCAAGTCTACAACTTGTCCCGGAGTGGGTTCTTTATTATCCGCTTCAATAACAAATGTCTTGATATCTCCATAATATATTTCTGTTCCAATCTTTGCATAAGCACAATAATTGTAGGCACCTTCGGAAAGATCTGATAATTCTACAGAATATATCAAGTTATTGATATTGTGAGATGCTATATGGTTTTCATTTATTTTAATACCGTATTCCATTTCTGAAAAATCGTCCATGTCCTCCAATTTGCCAAAACATACAACATTAGTCTTTTCAACAGAAGCATTTTCTGTCATAACATTGATTTGTGTATCTCCATAAAATTTCGCTTCTTTCATTATTTTACCATCCACATTATAAAGTCTTGCATATAATGTATCTTTAAAAGAAGTGGGAATCCATTCCACAGATACCTGCCCATGATTAGCTATGCCATATTTTGAAGAGAGCTCCCCTTTTCCTTCAAATTTGACTATCTGACTAAGGATAGTAGGAATACTTCTATTGAAAATTGAGTCCATATCATAAACTTCAAACTTTACGGTATTAGGAACATTCTTCTGCACAGATTTTGACGTAGAAGACACGTAACGAATATCATAAGGAGAATGATAAATACATTTATCAAATACGTTCATATCACCTGTTGAAATATTCTTGACTTCGTGTCCTACAAACATTAAGCTTAATCCAGCCCTAGCATCTAATCCTACATAATTAGAAAGATCCCATGCACAAAAATCTTTTGAAGAAGACAATAATTCTTCATAAAACCCTCCATGGATACTCGTCCGCATATAGGGTCTGATATCAAAGGACGGCCCTAATAATTCATATAAGATAACTCTTATACGTGGGTATAGCCATACCTTCCCATTCATATCCCCTTTCCCTTTCATTGTCGGATAAGTTACACTAAGTTCATTTTTAAAGTCTTTAACAGGGTCAAGTCTATCATCAGATTGGTTCCACTGAAAGCCTAGTGTACCACTGGCTTTGTCTGTGAATCCCATATAGGCACTGATTTCACCATTTGCACTAAACGAAACCGCACGATATACATCTGCATTTAATGATACTTCAACAGGTACTCCAAATACAGGAAAAACAACTTTAATCTTAGGTAGATATTTACTCAATTCTTTTATACGTTCATCATTATCATATGTATATTGATGCCACGCATCAAGTCTAAGTTGTTGGTTTGTCTCAAAACGCCCTTCTATATTTGCATCAATAGACAAGGCTTTACTTCTGTATTGTTTTTCTATATCATCTTTCACTTCTTGAAGTGTTCGCCCACTAAAACTTAAGGTCATATTTAAATCAATATCAATATGAAAATCAGATTTTTCCAGATAAATTCTAAACTTTGGATGATCATATAATACACGACCTTCAAGTTTGTCATTGTCCCATTTCCACAAATTACCCGTCAAATGCGAAGGGGTTCTTGAATTCATAAAATTATATTCCTTCCATTCTCCATCTATGTCCAAAAAAGATATTTTTTGAGGAAGAATTACATTTTTGCTTGAATTCTTTGCAGATTGTCCTCCGGTTGATAACGTAAATTCTGTGTTGGCGAATATATCGCATAAGTCACCTTTTCTGGCTTCTATACTTATTTTACCATTATCACGTTTTAGCTTATTTACAATAACAATATAACTCACCGTATCAGCATTAATTGTAAGTATCGAGCCCGGTTTTAAATTTTTAGTTTCAGACGAAGCATCAAATGAATATCTTCCATTCTCTTCATCTACCTCATGCAATTTTGTTTTCTTCCAATCTATAGGTACATAATCAGGATTAACAACATCGTTTTCATATTTTTCGGGGGGAACTTCCGGCTCTTCTTTTTCAGACAGAACTTCTTCCGATGAATCGGAAGAACAGGCATTAAAAGTAAACAACAGCAATAATGCCATCAAAACAAAATACGTTTTTTTCTTCATATCACATTTTAATAACAATTTTGATAAGTGCAAATTTATTAAAGTGCTTAAATAAATCAAAATCTTTCTATGTATTATATATGCTATCAGGCATTATTAAGGCTAAAAATGAAAAAACAGAGTTTATTTAGTTCATATTTACACAAGCAAAGCAAAATCTAAGGAGTTACAAGATTCGCATCATCATAAATGACTCTTATGCGATAATCTTTTCGTTTCTATATTTTTTGTATTTTTGCAAAAAATATCTATCATGAAAGTCAAAAATAAATACAAGAGAATGTCAGCTAATGAAATCTGGAATGTAGTAATAGCTTATATTGATAAGAATAAACAATTTTTATCTTCTACTGGTACCGTTAAATACAATGCAATAGCTACTTTTGATTTTATAGAATACAAAGGTGGTAAAAACGGGAGCGTTAGGGCTATGAATGGTGAATCTATCAGTAGGAATCAATTTATATCCATATTTAGACAAATCCATGATATGGAATGTATCAATACTAAAAATGTCAAGCCATACATTGATAGAAGGCAAAGCCCATTTGTCGGCCTACTGAAGTCTGCTGGAATTATTGAATGAATTGGATCTATTATAAAAGTCATAATCTTATGAATCAAAACATCGAATATGAAAAATTTACACAAAAAATCTATCAGGAGTTAATCAATGCTCGTGGTATTAGTACTAGCGTAAAGCATGATGTCAAACTTATAGGTAGATCTGGACAAAAGCATCAGATTGATGTCTACTGGGAATATAGCATAAACGGCATTCAACACAAAGTGGCTATTGAATGTAAAAATTATAAGAAAGAGATTCCTATTGGTAAAGTTCGGGATTTTTATGGAATTTTGTCTGATTTGACAGATGTTTCCGGTATTATGATAACAAAAGTAGGATATCAGAAAGGTGCAAAAAAATATGCGGATTATTATAGAATTAATCTAAAAGAATTAAGGACCCCTTGTCAAGACGATGATTGTAGAATAGCAGAAACGAGGCTTGATTTAAATATATCTCTAACCCAGCAGCTTTTTTCACTTGATGCAGATTGGGTAAAAGAAAATAATATAGATTGGCTATCATATAGGAATTTCAGTGCGCATTTGTCGGGACGCGGCAATGAATGGGGAGAAAAATATCTTCCTTTGGAAACTATAGAAAATAACGTTTTCGATGAACAAGGGAAGGTTGTCGCAACTTTAGATAAGTTGGCAGAGGAGGCCATTCAACAGACAGAACGAATATTTGAATTCAAAGATGTTTACGTCAATACCCGCAATTGGGGAAAAGTTAAAATTAAATCATTAAAATATGTCAACAGCGAAATGCATGAACAGAAATTAATAACTCTTGATGCACAGAATATAACAAAAGCAATACTAAAAGATGCATTGAGTGGTGAAATAATACTCTTTTTTAAAGAGAAATAAAAATAGAAAATGATTAGGACACATCTTTTATAATCCGAAAGACTCAGTTTGTTAACAAAGAAAATAAACAATCAACACTATGGATAAAAATATAGCATTAGATTTTGTTTTGAGAAAAAAGATTGTGAGAAAATATCTAGATAATATGAAAGTAGATTCCAACCATCGTTTTAAATCATGGGAACATTGTTACAAAGCTTTTGGAAATCAAACGAAGGAAGATGATGAGTTGGCGCTTCATCTTGCCTTTTATTTAGCGAGTTGGGGAATGTATAGAGGTAGTTGTGGCATCTTCTGGAAAGACTACAAAATTCATATAAAGACTATTGACACAATAAGAAATTTTTATAATCTGAGAAATAAATGGTATGTGAGTAAAGATATTATTAGAATTATTGAGTTATACAAAGAAATCCAAAGCTACTACAGTAAATTAAAATATTATAAAGCAGATGGTACAGAATTAGATGTTAGTGCTACAGATACATTGGTCACTAAAATTATGCTGGGTACTATAGGTTGTGTTCCCGCTATTGATAACTTGTTTAAAGTAGGAGCAGGTATTTATTCAAATAGGTCATTTGATGAAAAATTAATGGTGCAGATAATTGAATTTTCCGAGAAAAATAGAGATTGTATACGACAATGTCAGAGCCTTATTCAAGCTGAACTAGAATATTTTTATCCTCCAATGAAGATTGTAGATATGTATTTTTGGCAGTTAGGATATGATGAATTCCAAAAGAAAAAAACTAAGGCAGCCAAATAAGCTGCCTTCTTAGTATCTTTGCCTCATTGGGTTCAGATCATTTTATTGAGATTTCTTTGACTTCTCTTTATATATTTGTATGTTTGTTGAAACTTTAAATTATAATGCTATGTTTGACCTACTTAATGAATACCCCAATAATGGCAGTTTTAAGTTCAAAAGTACGGATTCACTTAATGATGTTTGTAATGCTCCGACGAACAAAAGTGGAGTTTACATCGTGATTGCTTTCATTGGTGGTGAACAGGAGTTGATCTATATCGGCCGCTCTGGCAAAAAAGATAAGAAAAAAGGTGTTATTGTACACCGTAAAGCTGGCTTGGGTGGTATAAAAGACCGTATTGTTAATGGACATCAGTTTGGTAAAATCGCAAGAAAGAGATCATGGCCATTAGAAATGAAGAAAAATGCAATAGATCATCTTCTTGTATTATGGTATGATACCGAGAATGATGATCCTGTAGTTGTAGAACACCAACTATTAATTGAATATGAGATAGAATTTGGGAGCCTTCCTGTTTGGAATAAAGTTAAATAAAATGGAATACAATTATGACGAAGAAAGCGTGAATGCCTTAATTAACTGGGCTGAGACCGCGCAATTAGCCCAAGAGGTAACTTTAAGCGAGGCAGAGCATATCTTTGACACCCTCTCTGTATGTTAATGCGAATATCTGCGATATTAAGCAGCACTATCCGGATGCTTAATATAATCCGGTAATCGACCGGTTGTATCGGTTAAAGGAATTTATAGAAGGGGCGGTTGAGTAAGCAGCCCGTTTTTTGTCTTTCATTAAGACTTCATACTTTTGTACTATGACTTATAAGGAAGCTCAATCATATTTGAACCGTATCAGGGAATTTGCTATTGGAGCATCGGTAAGAGGACGCATAATAGAACATCTTTCCATTGGGTCTACCGATTGGGAGGAAATGACTGGATTTATGAATCTCCGTATTCGGAAAGGAGAGGAGGCTGCCTTACTGGAATATGACAGTCTGGGTAAGAGCCTTTCTGTATATGGAGTATCAGTCAAAGATAGTGGTGGAACTCCACATTGGGAGATGACCATTATGGATAGCTGGGAGTTGACATTGACCAATTAATATAGAAAATCCCCGTAGCGACTCAACTACGGGGATGGTGTCAAATATAATAAGATTATCTTTTCATCATCATTATATAATCTCTCACCTCTATGCTTTATTGAAATTTTCCCATTTTGTTTTTTGTAAAGTCATATAAAATACCCATCTTTGCATTGCGTTACATTTTGAAGTAATCGAGGCGTTGTCTCGTATTGAGCTACAGACGATTTTTATTGCCTGTAGCTTCTTCATAACACGGTTCCGACCCCCGTGTGGAGTATTAATGTACCCACTGTTTCGATTACGGAATGTAACGCAACGGGAAAGCGGAACCGTTTTCTTTTTCCGCTGACTAACGAAATTCGCATATATGTCAAAATTACCCCCCCCAACCACTTATCAGCTATCTAAAAAGTTTATAGGTTATGGACACTATGAGCTTACAATTTCTTCCTCTGAGGGCACAAAAACGATTGTCACAGGGAATATGGACTTGATAGAACGGCTAAACTCAGAGATAGACAAAGAAAAAGAGGAAGCGACTGCCGAAGCAATCGCTCTAGTTCTTGAATCCTCACTTTAGATTATCTAAAATCTTTCTTATGGCTTCATCAGCATGTTTTCTCATAATTCTGACATAATTAAAGATCGGTCTATTGGATTTCATGCTTTGGCCTATACAATACTCCAAAGTTTCCAATGGTATGCCCAGCTCAAAACCATGTTGGACAAAGGATTTACGAGCTGAATAATATACGACATGCGATTCTATCTCCAACCTCTCCCCTAACCTTATAATTTCTTTTGTTACATAGTTACGAAAATTAGGATAAGAGTATTTATAACCAAAATCAAGCTTTCCATTACGCCCCATCCATCTTTTGATAATCGGTTTTGCTTCCTCAGGAATAGTGAAGCTGATTTTCATATCACCTTTCTTTGTATTTTTTGATTTTTCACGTACATATTCCATAATTTTCGCATCTTTGAAATTGTATTGCATCAAGTCCATCAGATTGATACCTCCTAGATAATACGAAAGCATGAACACATCCCTGGCAACACGCTGAGACTTCTCTTTTATCTCCGCATCCCTTATCTTCTTTACGTCAGCTACCGAGATATCACGCTCTTTAGGCATTCCTGCCGGTCTTTCATAATATTCAAAAGGATGCGTGTCATATGATACTTTTTTATCCCTTATTGCTTGATTGATTATTGCCTTCAAATGTGCCATGTGCATACCACAAGTAACAGGAGCCAGCCTTCGGACATTCTTTAGATAAATGTCAAAGTCCTTTATGGTCCGGGGAGTAATTCCATCAAGCATTATATCATATTTGACAAACTCAATGAAGTAATCACTCGCCCTTTGATATAAGGAAGCAGGGGTCAATGTAAAAAGCTGAGGGGTAAATTTATAAATTGTTATCTTTGTCTCCAAATTCAT